AGAAGACCGCTAAAGTTAAAGAATTAACAGTAGTAGAAATCGAAGCGTTATTGGGTTATCCAGTAAAGGTGGTAAAATGATTGAATATACAGTAAAAGTTGAAGATAATGGTGATCGTTGTTGGTATCTGAATGGCAAGCTCCATAGAGAGGATGGTCCTGCTATTGAATATGCTGATGGCAGTCGTTATTGGTATCTGAATGGCAAGAGCCATCGTGAAGATGGCCCTGCTTTTGAACATTCCGATGGTAGGCGTTCTTGGTATTTGAATGGCAAGCGTCATAGGGAAGACGGTCCCGCCATGGAATTTATCAATGGCACTCGTTTTTGGTATCTAAATGGCGAAGAATATACTGAAGAGGACTACATCAAGAAGACTGCTAAAGCAAAAGAACTCACTGTAGCAGAAATTGAATCTTTGTTGGGTTATCAAATAAAGGTGGTAAAATGAATCCTAAAGTTAGAGAATTAGCAGAAAAGGCAGATTTTGTTTTCTGGCAAGACGAAGCATGGAAACCTCAAGATGCCGTTATTGATTGGAGCACACAGTATGATTCAGAATTAGAAAAATTCACTAACCTTGTCATTCAGGAATGTATAGATAAGATTGAAGCCTATAGAATACCTGTAGGAAATAGTCCAGCAGGAGAAATGGCCTGTGAATGGACATACGCTGCCTTAAAAGATATTCGTGATGACATCAAAGAAACTTTTGGTATTGAAAGTAATTGAAGGAAGTAAAAATAATGAGATATTTTCAAATTCAATATCCCGACGAAAATGATAATAATATCGTAGAGGTTTTATCGGAAGAAGATATTCGTAGAGATTATTTTCCGTTTTGGTATGAAAAGATGTGTGCTAAATTTGGAAAAGCTCACGTAGACGAGAATTATACTTTTGAAGATTGTTTAGGCGATTGGGAAGTAGTACATTGGGCAATTGAGGTTAAAGAATGAACGAAAGAATTAAAGAACTTGCCAAAGAAGCAAATTTAGATTATGATACTCATATTCCAAATGCTTGGGCTGGGACTTCTGAAGATTTGGAAAGATTTGCTAAATTGATTGTCAATGAATGTGTTGATCTGATCTTAAAAAGCGAAGAAGACGTATTTGATGAGGAAGATCCAAACAATCCATACTATCAAGGTATGATTAGAGGAAAGTTGGATGATTGCCACCTATTAAAAGATACTTTTGGGATTGAATAATGAAAGAATCAGTTAACGTATCTGCCGCTGATTTTCCTATCAGTGATTTGAATATCTATACAAAAAATTTTCGGATTGTATACGAACCAAAACAAGATATTACGCCTTACGAATTATCTCGCTTAATGCAACTGTTTTTTGTAACTACCATTACGTTATATGGATCTCTTAAGGTAGAAGAATTCTTGCAAGAACACAACTTAGAAAGACATTTTTCCTATCATCCTCTCAACGCTTGACTTTTCTGCCAGATGTAGTAAAATAGTCTTGTGGTTGGAAAAATGGAGACTGAAATGAAAATTGTAAAAGAACCTGATGTTTTGTATGTTGTTCTGGAAGAAGATCGTGGAATGGGTGCTTCCGTTCAAGGTGTCTTTTCTGATAAAGAAAAGGCAGAAAAATTGTGTCTTGAATCTTCAAGATATTTTATTGAGGTTTCATATGTAAACGAAATTGAGGTATAAAATGAACAACAAAGAAACCTTTCAACAAGAATTTAAAGCGTTATTAGAAAAGTATAATGTATCCATTGGTTTCCAAGTTTCGGAGTGTTCTGATACTCATGGTTTATCTGGAGAGAAGATGATTGTCTATCACACTATCCCAAACACCCACAAAACCGAAGATTGGATTAAGGTGGATGGTTGGGATATTGGTGCTTCTGATATAGAAATTACCGAAGATGAAAATTATAACGAAGTTTAAAGATTATTACGATTTCTATTCTACAAATTTTGGTGGTCCTGATCCAAAAGTAGTCTATGAGCGCCATCTATTAAACGATCTTTCTCAAATATATTTTAATGATGATTCTAAGATTAAAAATGATGAAGTTGATCTTGTTCTTAGGCTCGCTAATACTATATATGATTACGATTTCCGTTGGTTGATTGTTTGCGGGAAGAAATTTCTTCTATTCAGAAAAAGCGAATATCCAAAAACTCAAATATGGACTGCTTATAAAAATTCTACAGAAGTAGAAAAACATCTAAATCTTCTCAAAGGAAAACGTAGTAGATGGGAGATTTTTCCTAGGAAAACTCCTGAATACTATATGGGCGAGTTTTCTCAAAAGAATCTTGATTTCTGCATTAAACACAAATCTCCTGTAGTTGTGATTGGTGGTGATAGATTTACTACAGATTCTCCAATTCTAGGTGATATTATTAACTTTGTATCAATGTATCCCGCTGAACAAATCTATCAGGATATCTCTTACTTTATGCTAAACCAAATTAATGGTAGCCCCGATATTGATCCGCCAGTAGTGTTGGATGATAAATTTAAGATTGAATATGCGGGGTTTGATAAGAAATACTCATTCAGACCTGCCATGAGAAAATAGGAAAAGATCATGACTATAAGTTCAGAAAGATACAGGTCAGTTGTTCAAACAGAAAAGTTTCTGTTAGATTTACTTGATCCAAAAAAGACTCCAAAAGTTCCTAAACACATTAGACAACAAGCAATATCGTGTTTGCGCCATTATCCTTGCCAATGGGTAATGGACTTGACCTCAGAAGTTTATCCTGATATGTGGAAGAAAGAATTTAATGACTAAATCAAAATATCAAAAACCAGCAGAAGGTATAATGCTAACTCACGATTTCAAGGATGCTAAGTTTTATTCAGTAAATTGTTCGTGTACTAATCCAGATGATAAGATTGACCTTGAAATAGAAGCCGACGAGTATGGAGAAATCGTAGTATATTTTCATACCACTGCAAAAACTCATTGGTGGAAAACTTTAGCGAATTGGGAAACTCATAAGATTGACAATCCGTTCTTATATCTCATTGTAAATTCCGTTCAATCGCTAATCAATGCATTACATCAACGAATTAAACTAACCAAAGAAATTTGGTGGAATGGATACATTTCTCTACAAACTACTACCATTCTCACAAAGCAGACTGCATTGAATTTTTCAGAAACACTCAAGGATGCCGTCAAAGAAATAGAAACCCGAAATGATAAACCTTGACTTTTCTGTAAATTGTAGTAAAATAGTCTTGTGGTTAGAAAAACGCGGAGACAAAGATGAAAGTTTACATCGTGCTCGGATCAACTTATGAATATAACCCTGATGCTGCTTCTGATGAAGTTTTGAGAGTCTATTCTTCTAAAAAAGTTGCAGAACAATTTGTTGAGAAATACAAAGAATCGTGGGATGAACTTCAAATACTTCAATATGAAGTCGAAAAAACTTTTGGAGGATAAAATGAACAACAAAGAAACCTTTCAACAAGAATTCAAGAAGATGAAATTGGAGAATAGCGTCAACAAATCATTTGACAAGTGATTAGTTTTCTATTATACTATCCACTTACATAGGAGCGAACAAAATGGGTACAATAGATTTTGAAACTATCTCAAAAGCAAAGGGTGCTAAATCGGCTTTCAATAAAGCAGTAAAAGAAGCTCGTAAGATTCACGGGACTGGCGGATATTCGGGCACAATTGCCGAAAAGAGTTCGTTTGTAATGATAACAGTTCCAGAAGGGGAAGATCCCCACAAATATGCCAACAAGCTTCTAGATAAGGAAGATTCTCGGATTGAGAATAAATGGGGACCGGCTGGCTGTGTAAAGGTATCTGACGGCGAATTCTTATTTTTCGGATTTGCTTCTTGTTAAAACCCTAGATTCTTGATTGACATTGCTAGTCATTGAGTGTACCATACGACTTTACTTAACCACAACCGGAGAAAATAAGATGATTATTGTAAAACAAGTTAGTTACGCATTTCTCCAGATTGGTGTATTCAATGATAGAGCACAAACTATTCCTACTTGCTCTCAGTTCAGAATGGATTCTTCTAGGTATAACTCTTTCGCAGAATTCATCAAAAAGAATGTACAATATGCGAATCATATCCGTGATACATATCACGATAATGCTGGTTCAAAGTCCAAATACAGTATGGGAAATGTTGATTCATTTATAACTTATGATCGTATTCCTATTGTTTTGATTACTCTTCCTACGTTTTTACAGTTCCATTTAGTTATTGGAACTGATGTATTGACCGTGGATGCAACCGATCTTGAAGAAATTTCCAGTCAACTGGTGAAATTAAAATGATTGAATATACAGTAAAAGTTGATGACAATGGCACTCGTTATTGCTGGCTGAATGGTAAGCGGCACCGAGAAGATGGACCTGCTATTGAATATGCTGATGGTACTCGTTGTTGGTATCTGAATGGCGATCTTCACCGAGAAGATGGTCCTGCTGTTGAATATGCAAATGGTGATCATTGTTGGTATCTGAATGGCGATCTTCACCGAGAAGATGGTCCTGCTGTTGAATATGCAAATGGTGATCATTGTTGGTATCTGAATGGCAAGTATCACCGAGAAGATGGTCCTGCTGTTGAACATACCAATGGTACTCGTTATTGGTTTCTGAACGACGTAGAATATACAGAAGAAGACTTCAACAAGAAGACTGCTAAAGTAAAAGAACTCACAGTAGCAGAGATTGAATCTTTGTTAGGTCATCCAGTAAAGGTGGTAAAGTGATAGAATACAAAGTAAAAGTTAATGATTATGGCGACCGTTATTGGTACTTGAATGTCAAGCTCCATCGTGAAGATGGTCCTGCCGTTGAATGTGTAGATGGTACTCGTTTTTGGTATTTGAATGGCAAGTGTCACCGGGAAGACGGTCCTGCTATTGAAAATGCTGATGGTACTCGTTTTTGGTATTTGAATGGCAAGCGTCATCGGATAGATGGTCCTGCTATTGAACGTTCTGATGGTAGTCGTTGGTGGTATTTGAATGACAAACTCCATCGGGAAGATGGCCCTGCTATGGAATGCATTGATGGCACTCGTTGGTGGTTTTTGAATGGTGTAGAATATACTGAAAAAGAATTCAACAAGAATACCGCTAAAGTAAAAGAATTAACTGTAGCAGAGATTGAATCATTGTTAGGTTATCAAATAAAGGTGGTAAAATGATAGAATATATAGTAAAAGTTGATACCAATGGTGATCGTTTTTGGTATTTGAATGACAAACTCCACAGAGAAGACGGTCCCGCTTGCGAATATGCTGATGGTACTCGTTTTTGGTATTTGAATGACAAACGTCATCGGGAAGATGGCCCTGCTATCCAATTAAAAAATGGAACTCTCCAATGGTTTTTGAATGACAATCTTCACCGAGAAGATGGCCCTGCCATTGAAGATGCTGATGGGGACCGTGCTTGGTATTTGAACGGTGTAGAATATACCAAAATAGAATTTCTCAAGAAGACCGTTGGAGTAAGAGAACTCACTGAAGCAGAAATCGAAGAGTTATTAGGGTATCCAGTAAAGGTGGTAAAATGATAGAATATACAGTAAAAGTCTTTGATAATGGTGATCGTTGGTGGTATCTGAATGACAAGCGGCATCGAGAAGATGGTCCCGCTATTGAATATTCAAATGGTAGTCGTTGGTGGTATTTGAATGGCAAACTTCACCGAGAAGATGGTCCTGCTATGGAATTTACTAATGGTACTCGTCGTTGGTATCTGAACGACGAAGAATATACAGAAGAAGAATTCAACGAGAAGACCGCTAAAGTAAAAGAACTTACTGTAGCAGAGATCGAAAAATTATTGGGTTATTCGGTAAAGGTGGTAAAATGATTGAATACACTGTAAAAGTATATGATAATGGCACTCGTGAGTGGTATCTGAATGGTAAGCGTCACCGAGAAGACGGTCCTGCTATTGAATGTACTAATGGTAGTAGTTGTTGGTATCAGAATGGCAAGCGGCATCGGGAAGATGGCCCCGCTATTGAATGTGCAAATGGCACTCGTCGTTGGTATCTGAATGGCAAACCTCACCGAGAAGATGGTCCTGCTGTTGAATATGTAAGTGGCACTCTCCATTGGTATTTGAATGGCAAACCTCACAGAGAAGATGGTCCTGCGTTCGAATTATATGATGGCAGTTGTTATTGGTATTTGAATGGTGAAGAATATACAGAAAAAGAATTCAACGAGAAGACCGCTAAAGTAAAAGAACTTACTGTAGCAGAGATCGAAAAATTATTGGGTTATTCGGTAAAGGTGGTAAAATGATTGAATATATAGTAAAAGTCGATGATAATGGTTCTAGTTGTTGGTATTTGAATGGTAAGATCCACAGAGAAGATGGTCCTGCTGTTGAATCATATGATGGTAGTCGTTATTGGTATCTGAATGACAAACTACACAGAGAAGATGGTCCTGCTGTTGAATTAAATGATGGTAGTAGTTCTTGGTGGTTGAATGGCAAGCGTCACCGAGAAGACGGTCCTGCTATTGAATATGCAAATGGTGATCGTTATTGGTATTTGAATGACAAGTATCACCGAGAAGACGGTCCTGCTGTTGAATATATGACTGGTATGCGTTTTTGGTATCTAAATGGCAAAGAATATACCGAAGAGGACTTCATCAAGAAGACTAAAGCAACAGAATTAACATTAGCAGAAATTGAAGCGTTGCTGGGTCATCCAGTAAAGGTGGTAAATGGCAAGTGAAAAACGCTTGACTTTTCTGTAAAGTGTAGTAAAATAGTCTTGTGGTTGAAACTTTAGGAGTAAAAAATGAACTACAAACAAACAAGCATATGATCAAGCGGTAGACGAACTCGGCTTTCAGAACCTTCCCTCTGATCCACCATCGCCAAAGTATATGTACTATGCCTACAAGAATGGAACTTGTTCTATTTTTGAAACCGAAAAGGCAGCAAAAGAGTTTTCATATATTATAGAAAAGTTTCAGGTCAATAAGGAAGAAGTATCCCAATACTGGGATACGCATACGAAGATATCCACGTTAGCAGAAAACATCTGGTACAAGGCTCTTGAAGAAAAGTATAAGGATCTTTCTCCAGAAATGTTTGTTGCTTGTTATGGCGAAGCCTATGATAGAGGTCATTCTGCTGGATGGGATGAGGTTGTTTATTATATGGACGATGTAGTATCGTTTGCTAATACAATCAAGAACATCGTTGAGAAACAACAATGAACCAAGAACGATTTGAAGAGATTAAACTTCGTGCAGAAGAATTATACAAGAATTATAATGAACGGGTAAGAACTGAACCGTCATTTAATGATAATTTTGAAGTATGGATTGCGTCAGTCGCATTTAATGCTGGATATGAAGAATGCAGCAAAGATTTTCGTGAAGATGGATGGAATTAAAATGAACGAAAAACTATACTTAGAAATAGTTGAAGAAGCCGACAAGCTCTTCAAAAAATATAGTTCTGGCATAAAAGGACAGCAATTAACTGTTTCTGACAGTCTGGATTATTGGATGGTCAGGGTTGCTCATAACAAGGGGTTTAAAGCAGGATATCAAGAGTGTCTTGATACTGAAGTTCGGCAACTGCTAAAGGATGCTAACATTGTTACTGGCGAGGATGCAGAACGATTGCAACATCGGATGGATAATTCTACACCAATATCCGATGAAGAACGTAAACGAATGAAGGAAAATTATGAGCGATTCAACATTAAAAATTGAAAAACGATTTCCAGCAAAAGGCGTAAGAGCAACCCTCCATCCATTACTTGATGGCTGTGGTGGTTACTTCATTAGAATTTATGATGAAAATTTTGGGATGAAGGACTACGATATTTTCCATTACGATCTTGAGATTACAATTGATGACGATTCTGCGGATTTCATTGAAACAGAAGACGGTGGAATGTATTTAGATTATTCTTTAGAGGCTATGAGAGGCGAATAATGAGCGAACCTAAAAGTTTATATGATGCTAAAAAATTGGAATCATTCAGTGAAGCATGCCAAAAAGCACAAGATGATTACAAAAAAGAGGTAGATTCTTTTTGGGAGAGTTTGTCTTACGATGACAAACTGAAAGCATTTTCTTATGTGATTTCCAAAGTCTATGACGCAGACGTAGTTGACCGAGGAAGTTATCGTTGGTGCTTGTATGACAAGTTTGGATTCCAAGAAGATTCTTATATGATCGGCATGGACTGTGGCTATATGACATTACACAATATCATATACAGTGGAGTAGATTTTGATAAATTTCAAACTGCCAAAACGGTAAAGATGGGATATCATACGCTCGATGTTGATTCCAAAGAGAAATTAAAATTTTTTTTCAACGAAGAAACAAAAGAACTGACTATTAAGACAGTTGATATATTTAAGGAGAATTAACATGGATTCTGACGACAAGGTGCTTGCTGTGATGTTTGGTGGTGCCGCAATATTTGCGATTGCTGCGGTGGTTACGTTTAATATACGATACTCACACGTTGAGGTAGAGGCAGTAAAAGCTGGATTACAGCAATGCGTAGTTAAGATTGGAGGCATAGAAGAATTTGCTTGGCAAAAGGAATGTAAAGATGAAAATTAAAAATGTAGAAATGAGAACCTTCTTTGAGATCGAAACCGAAGAAGGCGAAATATACAGAAAAGATTCCTTTAAGTATTGGGAAAAGTACGATGGTTCTGAAAGTTGGAGTCAGTTATATCCATCAGACGAATTGGTTGAAATGGAACGGTTGTTTCAAGAATATTTAAAATCTAAAGAGAATGAACCAATGACATATATTAAACCTTTACCAGATTCAATGACTGCTCCTTGGAATGGAACTCCCATTACAGATCATACTTTTGCAGGAATTCCACCAACTACATCAAGTAAAACGGCATATATTCCAACGCCTTTTGATGTTCCTCCAGAATTAAAGGTCGGAGACAAATGGTTTGTTAAACTACAAGGAGCAAGTTGGTTAACAGAACAAAAAATTATTGAAGTAACAGAAAAAACTGTATTACTACAACAAATGGATGATAGTTTGGCAAGACACGCCCATCTTAGATACAAGAAAACTGATATTGAATTTGTAGAAAAGGTCAATGATGAATAAAGATACTCCAACATTTTTATTTGGTATGACTTGGGGAATAATATTGTTTGTTCTCTTTCTTAATCTGCCCTTCACAAACAATTCAAAAGCACGAAAAGCAATCGAAGAATGCGAATCAACGCTTCCAAGAAATCAACATTGCGAAATTACGGCAACCCCGAAAGAAAATCCTTGACTTTTTTGTAGAGTGTAGTAAAATAGTCTTGTGGTTAGAAAAACGTGGAGACAAAGATGAATGATTTTAGTTTTGTTATTTTCGTCGTAAATATAGTTTTAGCGATTTTGTTGGGTATAGTGGTTTCTATTGGAATGGTTTCATCTCCTCTCATGGAGTACCATAATGCAATTAAAGAATGCGAATCAACGCTTCCAAGAAATCAACATTGCGAAATTACGGCAACCCCGAAAGAAAAACCTTGACTTTTCTGTAAATTGTAGTAAAATAGTCTTGTGGTTGGAACTTTATGGGAGATTTATTGCTATGATGATTGAAGAACTACGGGATTATGTTTTATCTAATCCTAACCTAGTAAAGATGAAGCAATCTGCTACTTATCCAGATTTGTATGTGGTTAAGTATGCCAAGAAGTGTTTCTATGACGGTATCTGGAACGAATACTTAGAAAAGTGCCGTGGGTTGGTCGTAGATAAAGAATTTAATATCGTAGTTCATCCGTTTGATAAAATTTACAATTACGGAATTGAACAACAATGTCCTAAGTTTTCTTTAGATGAAACTGTAACTGCTTTTCGTAAGATCAATGGATTTATGGTTTCAATGACTTGGCATAATGATCGTTTATTGATTTCTACGACTGGTAGTCTTGATAGCCCTTATGTCAAGATGGTTGAAGATATGATTAAGGATGATCGGCATAGGTTTGAGCATATTTGTAAATCGTATGATGAAAATACCTTTTTATTTGAATGTTGTCATCCAGATGATCCTCACATCATACCAGAAGAACTTGGATTATATTTGTTGGGATGGAGAGAAAAGAATTTAGAATCAAAGTTACGATTTGATCCTGATTTACTATATTCCTATGGTTTGGAATTGAGAACCAATTGGGTTGATGATTATTTCACAACTGTATCCGATTTGATAAAATTATCAAAAAATGTAAAGCACGAAGGTTTCATTTTTTATACGGAAGATGGTAGAGCAGCAAAGATCAAGTCTCCATATTATTTGGTGAAGAAGTTTTTGGCACGTTGTAAGAATACCAACAAGATTCTAGCAAAAGATGCCAAGCAACGGTATCCAGAAGAATTTTATGGAATAATTGATGCTGTTCGTGCTGACATTGATAATTTTACTTTACTTTCTGAACAGGAACGACTCTGTTATATTAGGAGATTATTATCTTAGGTTTCCTTTCTTTCCCTTCTTTTGATGAAATATGAACCCACTCCCAAGTATGTTTCTCTCCTACTTGGGAGAAATATTCTTCGGAGGAAATTCTTTTTTTGATTCCATCTTTGTTAATACAAACGCAAGTTTTTTCTGATCCAGAAATCAATTTTGTTTCTGGTTTAAATAAAGAAATACGTTTTCTTCCTTCTAAGGAATTCATACTAACCCATTCCCTTTCTGACATTTTTTCGTTTTGCGAATAATAAACATCTTTGGGAACTCTTTTATATTCACCGTTTTTATCATAACAAGGTATAGTTTCTTTATTTTTTTGAAATGGGTTTGTTCCCTCTTTGCTTCTATCGGAAGCAACTGAAGTTCCGTCCGATCTTCTTAATAAGTTGTGTGTTCCTTCCTTTACACGTTTTATGCTATATTCTTTACTAATTGATGAACCGTCTGGTTGTTTTAAAAAATTATGAGTTCCGTTTTTTACATTATCAGTTTGTATACTTGTTCCGTCTGGTCTTTTTAAAAAGTGATGTGTTCCTTCTTTTACGCGCTTCATTGCAGAGTCCAGACCAACAGATGTTCCATCATCGCGTTTATTAAATATACAATATTTTTTAGATTCTTCTTTTAATAATTTATACTCTTTTGAACTGAGTTTAAAACCTTCTTTATTAGATATTAATGTCATAGATAAAGTCATTGATCTATTTTTGTACGCTTTCCATAATAATAAATGGGCGATAAAATGTTCTCTTGGAGTTAATTCGATACAATTCCATTTGTTTTTGTTTAAATTTTTGTATTGAGGGAACATATCTTTTGCCTTCGGTAAGATATGATGTTTTTCTACAATATTATTAGTTGATCTATTTAACTTAGAAATGATGAATTTCTTGTATCTATTGAGGTAATGTGAATTGTTTTTTATAGAATCTAATTGATCTAAATGTATATAAATATCCATACTGGCATCCTCCTACGATGTTAGAGTCCTTGGGTTTGTCCAGAACCGCGAAGGACATTTTTTTGCTTGACTTTTTACCCGGATGGGTATATACTATTTATATAAATTGAAAGAGGATGTAATGTCTAAACTAATTCTAATCAGGGGTTTGCCAGGGTCGGGAAAATCAACTCTGGCAAAATCTATGCGTATAGATGAAAATTATGTTCATCTTGAAGCAGATATGTATTTCATGAAGAATGGAGAATATGTCTTCAATCAGAATAAATTGCATTCTGCTCATGAATGGTGTCAAAATAAAACCGATCTTCACCTTAGTAATCATATAAATGTCATAGTTTCTAATACTTTTACAACTTTAAATGAACTAAGACCTTACTTTGAAATTGCCAAGATGTATGATATAATTCCTACTGTAATTTATTGTCAAAATCAATTTGAATCTATTCATAATGTTCCCGAAGAAACCATTGAAAAGATGAAAAAAAGATTTGTATATGACCTAACCTCTTTATTTGAAGAATTTCGATGACTACATACGTGACATCAGATTGTCATTTCGGACATAAGAACATCATTAAGTTTGAACCTGTATCAAGACCATTTTCTTCAATAGAAGAAATGGACGAGGTTCTTATTGAACGATGGAACTCCAAAGTAAAAGAAAATGACGAAATCTATATTCTAGGAGATTTTTCTTTTCATAAAGTCAACAAGACTGTAGAAATCCTTGGAAGACTATCTGGTAAGAAATATCTGATTGTTGGTAATCATGACAATCATCTAATTAACCACGATTCTTTTAAGGAAATGTTTGTTGGTTATTATGATTTGTTAGATAACAAAATTGCTGGTAAGCATTATGCTATGTGCCATTATCCGTTATTGAGTTGGAATCGCAGTCATTATGGGTCAGTGAATCTATTTGGACACCTCCATTCAAGTTGGAAGGGTAATAGACAACAGTTGAACGTCGGAATGGATTGCCATAACCTGTATCCTATTGCTTTTGAAGAAATTGATAGTTTGTTGGCGGCATTGCCAGAAAGAAGTTCAGAACTACCCGCGGAGGAAAGATTGTGAGTAAAATTATTGAAAAACTATTATCGCCTATGGCAAAAGAAGTCTGGATTCTGTTGGAAAATCCAGACGATTGGATTCTTGATTATGAGAACAAACCTCCATGCGCCATAGCACATAAAGATACTCACATTGGTCTTTGGGTTGCTAATGGAGTTTGGTTCTTAGATGGATATGGTAAGGAATTTTATGAATATGACGAAAGGGGATGGGCCACCGAAATATTATTTTCCTCAAAAGCGCCAAAGATTGGATGTTTTGATAGACATATTCTATGGCGAAGAGTTACAAAAGTGCTAAAACATTTATCTCCGAATAAACAAACTCATTTATTAAATGAATTGAGAGGTTATAATGAACGAAATAATCGAACAAATCAATGAAATTGATAATGATGGCGGATATGATGGTTACGAAGTTGCAACGAATAAGCAAAAGATATTGCTTGTTATTGCTAATTTTAGCAAGTGTTGTGAACAATGGGGTTACTTTTGGTGCAATGATAATACGGAAGAATTCGTTGGTTCTGTATTATCTGATGTTAAAGTAGTTGACACTGCTTTAAACGAACAAACGTATAAGGATAATAGTGAAGGTGGAGTGTATGAAGGTTGTGTAATGTTTGTTAATTTAGAAACTTCAAAGGGAACATTACAATTCGTTGCTTATAATGATCATAATGGATATTATGGACATACGGCAAAGGTAATAGCAGAAAATTTTAATTATGAGGCTTATTTATGAATCCAAATCCAAACTGTGATAAAGAGTGTAGATTTAGTGTAGGTTATAGTTGTAGAACTGATGTGTATTATCCTCCGGTTTATGATAAACACGGAAATAACATAAATCCGGATAGAAATATTTCTACTTATACCATGTCCTGTTCTACTTGCGGAAAATCTTGGAATTGTTCAACGCAGTTAGGCGAAACCACTTTTACAGAAATGAAATGAAAGAAATAACATATTTAATTTATATTATATTCTGGATAATCTTAGTCATTATTTTTATCATTAGCAGCATATTCTCCTCATCGATGGGCATTGAAGGAGCAAAACCTACATACTCAGAGAAGAAAACTCTTTGTAAAGAAGATGATGTTTCTGCTTGACTTTTCCTATAAGTTCAAGTACAATATATTTTTGATTGATGACCTAAGGTGAAATTATGAGACAGATGGCAACTATTAGAAGGATCGAAGAGATTCGTCCTATTCCAGACGCAGATAAGATTTGTTCTTATCGTGTGGGAGGTTGGTGGGTAGTAGATTCTATCGGAAAGTATTCTGTAGATGATCTTGTAGTTTATTGCGAGATTGATAGTTTTATTCCGCATGAGATTGCTCCTTTTCTTTCTAAGGGAAAAGAACCTAGAGAATATGAAGGCGTTAAAGGCGAAAGATTAAGAACTGTAAAATTGAAGGGGCAAATTTCACAGGGACTTCTACTTCCATTAGAACCTACTTGTTCTATGATTGAATCTGAGTTACTTGAAAGTCTGGATGTTTCTAATCATTTAAATATTCAGAAATATGAGCCTCCAATTCCCGCCCAATTAGCAGGATTGATTAAGGGTAATTTCCCTTCAAGAATTCCTAAAACCGACCAGGAACGAATTCAGAATCTTTCAAAAGAATTTATTCAATGGAAAGAACAAGGATTAACTTTTGAGATTACCGAAAAGTGTGATGGGTCTTCAATGACTTGTTATGTCATTGATGATGTATTTGGGGTATGTTCAAGGAATCTCGATCTTAAATTTGATGAAAATAATACTTTTTGGAAAGTAGCAATTGCTAATAATTTTGAAGAGAAACTAAAATCCTTCGGTAAAAATATTGCTATTCAAGGGGAACTTATCGGAATGGGTGTAAATGGTAATATTTACAAAATGAACAATCATAAATTTGTTTTGTTTGATATTTACGATATTGACGAAGGAAGATATTTTAATTCCGAAGAAAGAAATGAGTTTGCTGCTGATTTTGGCATTGAACACGTTCCCGTAATTCAGTTTAATTCCTTGGTAGAGTTTAATGATATTCAATGTGTGTTGACTTTTGCAGAAGGAAAGAGTATAATCAATCCTGTTGTAGAAAGAGAAGGTTTGGTATTTAAGTGTGTGGAAAAACCTGATATTTCCTTTAAATCTATATCAAATCGTTTCTTGATTAAGAATGGAGATTAAACTGAAGCGTGAACACCACGATTGCATTGTGGCATGCGCTGATGAAGTGATCGCATTTGACCGCAATCAGAAAAAGAAGGAGTTGGAAGAACCATGGCAGAAGTAACACGTAATAGACTAAGCAACGCGGCCAACCCATTTCAAGGGGACTTCAAGAAAGTCCTTTGTGTTTGTTCGGCGGGACTACTCCGCTCACCAACAGCAGCATGGGTATTGTCTCGTGATCCGTGGAACTTCAATACCAGAGCCGTTGGGTGCAATGAGGAATATGCTCTGGTAACATTGGACGCTGTTCATTTGGCATGGGCCGATGAGGCGGTAGTATTTGACTACGCTCAGAAAAAGTTAGTAGAGAATCTGCTTAACAAGTATGAATGGAAAAGGCCAGTACATAATCTGAATGTACCAGATGAGTTTAACTATCGTGAGGAAGCGTTGGTGAATCACTTAACAGAAAAATTCACTGAACTTTATCCAACATAGCGATATCAACATAATGAACTACCAGAGGGACCATGATGTCCCTCTTTGCGTATGCATCGGTCGCAAAAACTGATCATTTGCTGGAGTATCTGTTGCCCTTTGCTATGTTCTCATCGGCCCACAGTGGCTGAAAGTTGGTGTAGTGGTTAAGTGCAATGATCTCTTCTTCTGTTTTACCCCATGACACAGGAGTGATGTGATCCAGGTGCCACTCGCTCCTGTTCTCCCATGACATCCCCGCGACAAATTGAGACTCAATGTGTATCTTGAATTCTTCAAGCGAGCATCCCAGAATCTCATGAGTGCGTGAGTTTTTAGAGAAATTGTTCCCACGAAAGGCCTGGCCGACGAGGCACCTGACCCTTTGCGTCAGAGCATACAACGGATCGCTTACTCGTTTTTGTCGATAATATTCTTCATTCCGCTTGTCAATCCGCTCTTTGTTGGACAGATAGTATTGTCTGTGGCGTTGTTTTATGCGTTCTTTATTGGTTACGTCGTATTCTCTTCTGCGCTCCTTGAGGCGATCTTTGTTGAGTTGGTTGTACTCCTTGTTGTACTCTTTTCTACGCTCTTTGTTGAGTTGGTTGTACTCTTGGATACGCTCTTTGTTGAGTTGGTAATACTCCTTGGCTTGCTCTTTCCTGTGGTCTTTGTTGGCTTGTCTATAAGCCTTGTCGCACGATCTGCACTTGTTTTGCAATCCGTCCTTGTTTGCCTTGCATGCGCTGAAGTCAGTAGTAGGTTTTGTTATTTTGCAGACACTGCAAATCTTGGTGTAAATAGTCATGCTGATTGCTCCCATAAGCGTTAGAGTGAGCAGGAATCCCCATTCCGTGGCTCGCACTTATTTATCTTTCTTGTGTATCTGATACAAGGATTTCCTTCGTTGATAAATAGCTTATTACCTACGGTTGTCAATCCATATGAATATACAAGAATTGTCTACGTTTAGCCTTCGTGACTCATTGAAGTTTCACGACGAACTCAATCCTGCTCTATGGGACGAACACGAGCAGTTGAAGCCCGAAGTCAGAGAAAAGCTGCTTCAGATTGCAGAGGATTTTCAGGAATACCTTGGAGTCGACAATCTGGATCTTAAGGATATTACGTTGTCTGGCTCAAATGCCGCCTTCAGCTATAACAAGCACAGTGACATTGATTTACATTTGGTGGTGGATATGCCAGACGATGAGGTATATCGTGAGTTATTTGATGCCAAAAAGTATGCCTATAACGATCAACATGATGTAAAAATAAAAGGATCGCCCGTTGAATTGTATGTTCAAGACGCCAACGAAGAGCATTATTCTCAGGGTATCTATTCTGTGATGAATGACGAATGGATTGATGTTCCAAAAAAACGCTCATTGGACGTTGATGATAGCAGCGTAAAAAACAAGTTTGAGGACGTTAAACGTCACATAACTGATGCCATCAATTCAGATGACTTTGATACGCTCTCTGGTGTTCACAAGCGTATCAAAGCAATGCGCCAATGTGGATTGGAAAAGAATGGTGAGTTTAGTATTGAAAATCTGACGTTCAAGATGCTCAGAAACGAGGGATGGATTGAGAAATTGCTCAATGCCAGAAACAAAGCTAAAGACAAAATGCTCAGTCTTGCTGAAAAGAACAAGAAGAAGCAAAAAAGAATATATGGGTTTAGCACACCAGAATTACTACAATCTGACGTAACCAATACTTGGGACGGTGTGTCTGATAGCACTCAAGATTTTTTGAATGAAGACGTAACCAATACTTGGGACGGTGTATCGGATAGTACTCAACAATTTTTGAATGAGAAAGATTCTGAATCTCATAAAGAGGTAATCAAGGACTTCATTTTGTTTTGTAAGAAATACCTAAAGATAGCCAAGTTACCGAAAGTAACACTAAAGAAGGATGCTAAGTGGTCATCTGAACACAAGACGTTTGGTTACTACAATCCAAATGACAATAGCCTGACAATCAATCTGGCTGGCAGAAACATTGTTGATTCGTTAAGAACCATTGGTCACGAATTAGTGCATTGTAAGCAATTTGAATCAGTAGATATGCCAACCAATTCTGGCGAAACCGGCAGTGCAGCAGAAAATCATGCTAACAGTGTTGCTGGCATACTAATGAGAGAATACGGACAACTCCATCCAGAATTATTTCAAATGCCAGTATTAGCAGAAGCATCAGGGTACATTCCAACGGCGGCGCAAGCACATGATCCGAGATTTGAAATGGCATTGAGTTGTGATGTTCATCCTGGTACATTGGGCAGAGTGGCTAACGCATTTGATTTGAATACTGATTCACAAGGTAAACCACAGATTGCTAATCCTAATGGCCGAGTAGTCAGAGAAAACTGTATTGAAGAGCAAACATTGTTTGAATCGTGGCAAGATTTCAAGAGTCAAGAAGAATTGATCGAAATCTTCGATAAAGAGGTTGTCTATGATTCCGTCAAGGACATGATTGAAAAATTTCACAATCGTAACAAAGAGTATGTTTATTCGCCATTCACTGATGTGGTTCAATCTCCGGCAATGAAGAGTAATGATTTATTTGCAGTACGTGGCAGAAATAAAAAAGACAAATCAATGGAGTATCATTTGGTCAGCACTCGCCATGAAAACGGCAAGATAGGTGATAGTTCACAATGGAATAATGAGGCCCTAAAAGATGCTATGAAGTTCGTTATTGAGGACGCAACCAACTTTGTCAATAAAGGCTCTCGTATTAAATTAATGACTGATGATGCTGCGTTGTATGATCAGTATCTTAGAATTGCTAATCTGATGACACAACGCATCAATAGAGAAAGGCAACATGGCGGAGAATTTCAAGTAATAGAGGCTGGAAAGACTAATTCAATCGATGGTCAATATTTAGATACTATTTTGATCAGAGGAACACCAACGAAAAAAATGGAGTCGCTTCGGAATGACCAAACCAAAACCAGCTACATCCCCAACGATATCAATAAGCTAACCTTTGAATCGTTTGATCACTATCGCCGTTGGTGTCAATCTCCAAAAACCAATAGCAACAGAAATCCAATGTATCATCCTAATAGATACCAAGGTATTTTTATAGACAGTAAAGATTTGCGTGAGACAAACGATATATTCACGAAAAGAAAGCAACAAGGAAAGGAATTTTCAAATGAATTCCTATCACTTGATGATCGTGAAAATGTTGCTTTAAAAGTAGGTAATAAGATTTCTGTATTATCGTGTATCGTTGCACCCACTGATAAAATTAGCAGAATTGAGCTATCCGGTTTCGTTACTCCTAAAGAGATAGCAAATCTACTGCTATCAACCGATGATAAGATTGATGCCATTGAATTTACCGATGGCACACAATATCCTGAAAAAGCACAAGAAACTATTGTAGATAATATAAACCTTGTCAATACTGTATTCTTTCCAGACAAACACACAGCAGATTATGCTATGACCGCAACTGAATTACTGTTATGGGGAATGGAAGGAAAAGGGTGGAAAATTGAGCGATACATGAGTGAATCTGCTGATAATTTGGAAGAATCACTTTGGGAAGAACTTCAGAATCACAAAAGTGGTGATAATGTCAACAACTTCCAAAAATGGTTTGGCAATAGTAAAGTGGTTGACGACAACGGCAATCCTCTCAGAGTTTATCATGGAACAGCCGGTGATTTCCCGTCTTTTAGTTCAAAATTTCAGGGTAAAACAACCGGTGCTACTAGCTCCAAATCAGGATTCTTTTTTACATCATCACCAACTACAGCAAAATCTTATGCTGACTATGCAGCATTAAATGCAAAAGTGCAACAACTATTGGATCAAGCTGATGCTGCTGAAAAGAAAGGTGATTGGGATTTGTATGATGAAAAGATTCAACAGGCCGAAGAACTTGACGCCAGTTTTGGTGATCCAAAAAACAGAGCGCAAGGGCAATCTACTATTCCGGTATTCTTATCTATTCAGAACCCAATAATACTTGATGCTCAGGGTGAAAATCCATCTGGTATTGGTGGTATTGATCCGTTGATTAAAAAAGCTAAATCAAGAGGACATGATGGCGTGATTATCAAAAATTTTGATGATTCTGCTGGACTTTTTAATGATGTATCCGATCATTACATTGTATTTAATGCGAATCAGATAAAGTCTGCCATTGGCAACAAAGGCTCTTACAATCCTGATAGCGATGAAATTGTAAACGAAAATCAGAATAATTTTAAATCATGGTTTTCTGGATCTAAGATAGTTAATCCGGATGGCACACCAAAGATAATGTATCACGGAACACACAAAGATTTTTCTTCTTTTGTTAAGACCGCCGGATCAAAAGCAATATTCGTATCAAGTGATCCTAAATTTGCGAAGGATTATGCTATTGGAAGTGGTGGCAATATTCTTCCTGTGTACATTCGATCAGTAAAGCCATGGGATTATTTGGATGATTCAGATAATCAAGCACTCCAACACTATTTGGGATTATCCGACGAGGATATAAAATGGTGGCAGGGATTTGATGAGGGAGAACTTTACATGGCAGCAGTTAGGGGAAAATGGGATGCCATTGAATCAGACGAATTTCAGAAATTTCTCCAATCAAATGACTATGATGGATTTTATGTTATCGAAAATGACGCTAGAAATTTAGGAGTATTTAATGCAAATCAGATAAAGTCTGCCATTGGCAACAAAGGCTCCTACAATCCTGATAGCGATGAAATCGTAGATGAAGCTATCTCCAAAACCGGCGAGTATGGAAAAGTAGTAAAAATAGTCAAGCAATCTATCGTAGGAGCGGTTCAACAATTCCAGAAAAGATACCCTGAAATCAGAGAAAGTAATATGTCGTTGAAGGAGCATTATTCGGCAATGCAACCATTGCTTGAACGAAGTTTGGGTGACAATTTCAATATGTACTTCGACACGCCTGTTAGATTTGAAGAACTAAGTCAAGGTCGTGGACAATATAACAATGACGGAACTATCACGCTCAGTAGCGATTTTACAAAAACTTTGACTCGGACATTAGTGGATGCATTGTTTGATTGGTCGCCTGAACCAGCCAGCCACGATGAGCGGTTAAACAAATACGTCGATATTAGCAAGTTCACCGAATACGAAGAGTTAGCACAAGACCTCTTTCAAACGAGACCTCATGCAATCAATGACCTCGTTGAAACATTTATTCACGAATATGTTCACGCCGAACAGCACAAAAGAATAGCTCAGAAGAATACTAAAACAGGCAAATTTATGCCCAATCAATACTATTCGTATTTGCAGCGCAATCGGGCTTTATTTGCTAAAGCCGTTCAGAACTTAGAAACTGATGAAGATTGGCAAGCGTATCTATCTTCTCCTCAAGAGATAACGGCACACGCGCATGATCTTGCTAATAAAATAATACAAGGTGCTCTGTTTGGACAACAGATTGATAATATCAGTCCGGAAGAGGCTGATATTTCCATGAAAATACTAAAGTCCACCTTGCAGCAGGCGGCTAACTACAATGTACTACCCAAATACCAACAATATGATATCTTTGACCGCAACAACAAGCAACATAGAAAAATCGTTAATAGATTCTTGAAGACAGTGTATCAAGAAGTAGCTGCCGCTATTCAAACGCTACAAAATAAAGTTCAATCTGGTAATTTATCAGAATCACTTGGTTCACCTTATCCATTGAATCAAGGATTAAATCTTGATAGTGTTGTATCATATACATGGAAAGATGAAAATAATCTTAAAGGTAGTATCGGATTCATGCGAGGTGGATATGACGAAGATTGGGAAATAACATTCAATGTAGGTGGAAAATTTAATATTACCAATAAAGGTGATGCATTCAGAATATTCGCCACGGCTAAGGATGCTGTTAAAAGATTTATGACCACGCCGCAAGGTAAAGGAGCAGATAGAGTTTACTTCTCTGCCAAAACATCTGAACCAACCAGAGTGAAGCTGTATGATAAGTTAGCTCAAATGATGGTGAAGAATGGATTCAAATTGCATCATACTGAAATGGAAGGCAATCAGAAGTATTATTACCTTGATACGCCAAATCAAGGTAAAGAAGTAAAAGAATCACTTGATAATACACTGCTTGAAGTATTAAAGAATCCAGTAGATCACAATTCATTTAGTGATCTATCAGATATGGTCAACTCACAAAATAAAGGAAAAGCGATGAGCGGTCATACTAATGTTATGGCGACTCCAGAAATGAGGAAAGAAAATACATACATTATCAGATTCATGGATAATGATCGTAATATTCAATATCATATCTGCACACTTGGAATGGATGGTGGTCAACGAAAAAAAGCATCAGATGTAGATCCAAAAATAGGATTGGATGCGTTGAATATTATCTTTCATGATGCTAAGTTTTATCTTGAAAAGAAGATGCCAGTGTTGATCATAGCCCCAGATAATAAACGTAAACACAGTTATCTGAAAATGGCAACATTGTTAAAAAATCAAGTAGACAGTTCATTAAACATAGAAGATGTTGGGATGATAACAGGCGTTGATGGAGCAAGAGGACTCGGTTTCAAAATTGTTGAAACTCAGTATAACAAGCTGACTGGAATTGATCCATCATTGGCAGAAGCACAAACAGTGGCCAAAATGATGCCAGCGGTCAAGCTGTGGAAGGCACGGGTAAAAATCAAGCAACCAAACTACATCGGATACGTAGAAGCTCAAGTGACTGCACCGGATATGCGCACTGCTCGTAATATGCTCAAGGCGCTCTATAATGTTCCGGAGCATGAGGTTGGATCAGTGACGTTGGTCAAGTGATAAATATGAGAAATGAGGAGATCATAATGACTAGATCACTGTACGAAGACTTGTTAAAAGGATACAGAGACAATCTGATTCGGCGGCAGGCATTGACAGTCACTGAATCAAGTTCACTGAAATATATTCTGAAGATGGCTGGGATCAATCATTTGTTTGAAACGACTTCTGAAGTTGATACATCAAAGTCAGGGTCAGAAAAAATACTTAACAGAAGATTGGTGGAATCAGAGATCATCGATGAGTTAAGAGGCGTTAAAAAATACCATGATCTAACATCCGATCAATTGATGGCACAGATTGCTCAAGATTATAATTTGCAAATTTTAGGTTCTGGATTATTTGGCACAGTTATCCAGACCAAAAACCCCGACACCGTAGTAAAGGTATTTGAAAGTGATGATGCTTATTTGCGATTTTTAGAAATGGCAAACGCTCATCCTAATGTACATTTCCCAAAAGCCAAAGGATTGCCCAGACTTATGACTGCCTTTTACAAAAGGCACTCAATCCAGCCGGACAAATTCGTCGTGCTTGAATTAGAAAAACTATATCCATTGGACGATGATATAGCTGATTTTTGTGAATCTCTGGCATATCAGACGATTGATGAGGAGCCACTGGTCCTACCAGATGGCTCGCAGAACTCAAAACACATGACATATGCACAACTGATTGGAGATTACCCGTGGATATCAACATTAAAACGGGCTATGAATATGATCATTGACTGGGACTTAGGAGAAAATGATATGAATGCGGGTAATTTTATGAGGCGGAAATACGGAACGATTGTTATTATGGACCCGGTTTATGATCCAAACAGCGTTGCTTGGTCAGTGGCAGCGTTGCCGGCAAACCAACCAAAAAACGTACAGGGACCACATTATAGAAAAAAATCAATTTAATTGATCTTACTGTAACATCAAGAAACACTTTAAAAACAGTTGACATTCTGATTTTTTCTGTATAATGCTTTTCATACAAACCAACGAGCAACATCAATCAGTGACGTTGGTCAAGTGATAATTCAGATAAATACTTCATTACTATATGAATTATTATGTCACACTTCTCCAAAATCCTTGAATCACTGATGAACAATGATGAAACAACTGCTTATCAGTTGTTTCATGAATTCGTCGTGGAATCCAGTAGAGCAATCTACGAAGAGAATCAACTTGATGAATACTTAACACCGGACGAAGAAGCAGAGGTAGCCAAGTGGAAGAAAAGAACACCCCAAGCGACAAAAGCGACCAACCATTTCTTCGGCAGTGATGAGATAGAAGATATCTATCGCCCATTGGTAGATTTAGATGGTAAATCCGAAGTCCATGCTGCTATTGAACAAGATATTGGTATTCCTATTTCAAGTGATGATTATAAGAAAGGAATGGTAAAGGACAAAGATGGCAAGCAAATCCGTATTGGTAGTGCAATAAGTGACCCAAAACTGCGAACTGCGTTTAAGACCGATCCGCTAAGAAAAGGGCAATCAACAAAAGCGGCATCAAGAAATGTTAGAATTACTCGTAGTCCCACTGGAGTGGCCGGACAAACATCTCATGGGCAATCATGGGAAGGTCATTCTTGTAAGAATTTCAACGATGGCTCAAATCGGCGCTATCTCTGTCACGAAGTAGAACACGGCACAGTGGTTGCTTATCTTACCGACAAAGAATCAGGAGAAGAAATAGCAAGAGGGACATTTCAGCCATATACGAACAAAGAAGGCAACTACCTATACAGATTGGACTCGTACTATGGTGAAAATAATGCTCAGTTCAAGAAATACTTGAAGCAATTGGAAAGAGAACTATCACAACCGCATTCTGGTAGTCTGATGTATGACATACATCCCGATGTATATAATGATAGTAGAGTTAAAAAATCTCTTCCTTATGGTGCAACTGCCGAGGATTATAAAAACTCCCTTGAACAAGGAGAATTGGAGTTAAATGAAATACCAGAAGAATTACGAACGCCAGCGATATGCAAAATCGCTGTTAGTCAAGATGGCACGGCATTGAAATATGTGCCAGAAGAATTGCCAGAATACGCAAAACTATGCAAAATCGCTGTTAGTCACGACGGCTGGGCATTGAAATATGTGCCAGAAGAATTACCGGAATACTTAAAGATATGCAAAATCGCTGTTAGTCAAGATGCCTGGGCGCTGCAATATGTGCCAGAATACCCAAAACAAATGAGAACACCAACATTATGCAAAATCGCTGTTAGTCAAGATGGCATGACGTTGGGAGATGTGCCAGCAGAATTGAGAACACCAACGTTATGCAAAATCGCCGTTAGCCAAAATTGGCGGGCGTTGTATTATGTGCCGGAAGAATTGCCAGAATATGCAGATATATGCAAAATCGCTGTTAGTCAAAAAGGGTTTGACTTGAGCCGTTTACCAAAAGATTTGAGAACACCAACGCTATGCAAAATCGCTGTTAGTCAAAATGGACTGGCGTTGCGACTCGTGCCAGAAGAATTGCCAGAATATGCAGATATATGCAAAATCGCTGTTAGTCAAGATGGCAGGGCGTTGGTACAGGTGCCAGAAGAACTAAAAACACCGGAAATATGCAAAATTGCTGTTAGTCAAAATGGTGTGGCGTCGCAATATGTGCCAGAAGAATTACAAAATGAAGTGCTCAGATTTTTGTACAACAAGAAAAACAACAAGGATAATTTTTCTAAAAAACAGTTGACATCATCAACATTTTCTGTATAATACCCTCCATACCAACCAACAACGAGGAAAAATCAGATGGCAATTCAGGATAATGTTTGGTTCCACTGCGTAAAATCTAACTGGGTTGAGCGCGATTGGAATAACGAAGATGATGGCAAAAAGCCAATGATATCATTCTTCAGTGATGCTCATAACAAGGCATTTCACTTTTACTATGATCCAGATTCGTCATCGCTATACGATTTCAATATTGAAATTTTCGGCGACGATGAGGCTGACGATGATTATCAATGCTTCAACACCTTGGCAGAAGGAATTGAATTTATGAAGGCACTGAATCTTGAAATTCCGCTTGACGTTGCAAAAAAGTTTGGTTATGATTGCGCCGTTTATCAGAACTATGTGGATGATCGTGCAGTTGATGCATCGCCCGATAGCCTACGTTTTTAATTCACCTGAAACAATTGGAGAAACAAAATGAAAAAGTGGTACGAAGTTCATAATTATGCACAAGGTGATGAGTACATCACCGAAAATTCCGATATCAATAATACCGATAACGTTTGGACTACGAAGATTCCATGGGATTTTAAACCAGCAGATGATTATGAGCCACCCAAGCCCTATCGTTTCTCTACAAAAGTTGAGGCAACACGAATTAAGGATCAGATTAAAGCAGCCAGACTTGATGAGTGGAATAGAAACAGCCATATTTACAAGATTTACGGCGATAAGAAACCAAGTTGGAAAGTATATTCTTTTTCCGAACAAACGGGAGAATAATGATGAAGCAAGCAATATATGATGAAATGTATGCTCAGTTTCAAGAGGGCAAAATCACCGACAAAGAATGGTATCGGTTCTGCTATGAGATACTTGGAAGAACTAACAAATCAAACATCATTGACCAACGCAGGAGAATAATGATGAAGCAAGAAATGTATGATGAAATGTACGCTCAGTTTCAAGAGGGAAAAATCACCGACAAAGAATGGTATAGGTTCTGCTATGAGGTACTTGATGAAATCATTGAGGAAAACAAAGAAATCATGGTTCGACTTAAAAATCGCTAATCAGGAGAATAATCATGGGAGGCAATGTTTTCGGTGATAAAACCACCTCAATCAAAAAAGAGTGGATTGAACCCACATTAAAAGCCTATTTTAACGAGCTAGCTGCTATCTTTCCAAACAAGAAAGATATTCTCAATCTTGAGAATTTTACGCTGCTGGGATCAGCCGGCAAAAAATCAATCAGTGGCGATATTGATTTGGGTATTGATCTATCAATGATTCTTGATGAACCAGTATCGGATGAATCTATCATTGAATGGAACATTGATCCTATTGCTGTAGTAAAAGAAACTGAATTACTTCAAAAGAGAGCAAAAACAGCCACACCAGAGCAATCCAGAAAAAAAGCGTTCTTTAAGCTGATAACCAAGTATATCAATGATCACGCAAATCACATTTATTGCGACGAAAAGAAAGTATCAGAAGGAAATATATTCAGCTTATTCCCTCAGTACAATGTACATAATGTAGTACAGGATAGCGCCGTTCAAATTGATTGGATGGTTGGCAATCTTGATTGGTTAAAATTTAGCTATTATTCTACTGTATATCCAGCAGATTCCAACATCAAGGGACTTTGTAGAACACAATTGATTCTCTCTATGTTCCAATCGGTTGGGCTATCGTTCAATCATGTTAATGGCGTCAAGGATAAAGAAACAGGTGAAATCCTTGCATCAACCTCAAACGATGCTATCAATCTGCTCAATCATAAATTAAATCTGAATCTGACCGAAGAAATCACTCAGAACTATTATTCACTCTATGAACAGGTGAACCAGTGCAATCGGCGTGATACTATTCTGAATACATTTTTACGGATTCTTGATTCAACCAGAGTTGGAGTGCCGGATAATCTGAGAGAAGAATGGCGACAACGAAAAGAATCCTTGAATTTAACAGGAAAATTTTTACCAGAAAATGATCCAATGCGTGAATTTTTATCGGAGTAATTTTAATGTCAGGTGCAACCGGCGCGGAAAGAATCAGAAGTCGTGATGATTATGTTCGCTTTTTGGAATCATATAGCAATATAATCTCAGCTTTTAATGGATTCAGATCACTTCAATCATCGGGTAGCTATTGCTCCGATTTATCAAAACAATCGTTTGGTGATATTGATATTGTGGTTCACTTTGAATCTGAATTATCAAAAAAAGATTTGAAACTACAATTGATTAAATATCTTGAGGGATTGCCATCTGATACTATTGTTGAGTTTACTTCAGAAAAGTATAAGGGAAAGAGAAGCTATAATTCTGGTGAGATTGTTACTGTGAGGTATCATGATGCTGACTTGGGTTACAGTGTTCAGATTGACAACATTATCGCATTGTCGGAAAACGAAGCTGAATTTAAGGTATCGTTCTTGAATATGCCAGCCGCAAAACAAGGATTGATTTTAGGTTTAGTTAAAACCGCACTGCTAGAAAATGATGCGAAGGGAATCTTTGATATTCTGAATATTCAAATAGAACCATTAAATGATAATCAGGAATATGAATTTAATCTGAGTTCATCTGAGCTTCAATTAAGGAAGGTAACCTATATTCCTAATACATTCACTCAGAGTGATCGTGAAGTGATTTGGCGCTCTGTTGACTTTGATGATGTTCTTAGCGTGTTGCCTCAGTATAACTTGAATCAGGGATTTGAAACATTATTAAATGTTGCTAAATACACTATACAGCATCCTCGCAGTTTTAATAGAGTTCGTGGTGTTTTTTCTTCAATGATAAGTGTAAAATCAGGTGAGAAAAATACTCCTAAAGGAAATGAAAAGCTACATTCACTTATGTTGGTTGAGGAGGCATTTTTACCATGAGTTAATCAATGAAAATCAATGATATTATTAAAGAAGACGTATCGCAACAAGAGCTATCACAAATAGAAGTTTTTGCTAATAGATTATGGCATAAGTATGGCATAGATATTGCATTTACAAAGCACTTTTTAGATAGAGTAAACGACTCAAGAAATAAAAAACCAATCTCAGCCGCAGAATTAGTTCGCCTATTCAAAAAAGAATACGAACGGAATGGCAAGAAAATAGCTTCGTTGGACAATGGCGAACAAGGCGTATTTAAAGACACCTCCACGGATATCAACATTCCATTTGCTGTGAGTGATCGGAATAACGATCACGAATTATTTGCAAAAACAATAATGCGAAAAAAGAACTTCGCATCCTCAAGTCCAGTGTTTGCTGTAGAAGAAGATCCATGTTGGAAAGGCTACAAACAATATGGAACCAAGAAGAAGGGCAAGCGCACGGTTCCAAATTGCGTTCCCGTTAGCGAAGATTATGATGAATACAATGATGAAGCTGGAATGGCAGATAATAATCTTGAGACCATCAAGCGGGCCGCAGAAGGGTTAGATGACATTATTGCCGGCGACAAAAATCTACCAGAGTGGTGTCAAGAAAAAATCGCAGTAGCCAAGTATATTTTAGTATCCGTTTGGGATTATATGCTCAGTGAAGAAAATCAAGAGATTGATGAAGATTGGCAAAAAACCAACAAAAAAGACAAAACTGATGGCATGAGCAAAAAAGCGGTAAATGCTTACAGAAGAGAAAATCCCGGTTCAAAATTAAAAACAGCGGTGACCACGAAGCCGAGCAAACTAAAGAAGGGTAGCAAAGATGCCAATAGAAGAAAAAGTTTTTGTGCTCGCTCAAATGGTCAAAGAAAACAGCATAACATAGATTGTTCTAAGACGCCGGACAAACCAATTTGTAAGGCGAGGAAACGGTGGAATTGTTAGGAATAATATCAAATGAGAGCAAAACAGTTTGTTTTTGAATCCAAGGAACAAGAGTGGCGATATATCTGGAATCTAAAAGATTCAGAATCCCTGACTACTGAAGAATGGTGCAGAGTAGTTGAACGACATCACTGCGGAACTCTGATTGAGAATGACGTGAGTGATAACACGAGAATATTTGAAATGCTCAAAGATTTCGGAGTGGCCAAGCCCGAGGTAGGCGAGCATTATATTCCAGTCACTGTTATGGCAGCGTCTAGCTTGATGATTTACGACATTGACGGGCGTTGTCCCCCAGAGAGTAAGCCTCGTCTGTTGGAGTTGGTGAAAATTAAAAACGGCGATTATTATTTTGACAACAACGGCAGAATTCAACGTTATCCACAAGAGTGGCAATCTAAGGTAATGGTAGCAGAGACTCTGTGCATTCCAAACCTTGAACAGTACAGGGAAATGGTTACCATGCTGCGGTTGGCCACTGACTCGGATAAGTTCAATAACTTATTGACCGAATCCTTGACCAGTCCATATCCTCTGAAACTGGAATATGCTGATAGAAGCAAGATTGATTATTCGTTCAGAACTGATTCTGATGCCAAAGGCGATATTGAATTCTGGTCAAAAGGTCAAAATTCAGAATGGGAAATGGCCTTTACTATCGACGGCAAGGTTGAACACCAAAATAGAAATACGGGTGAGGTTTTCAGAATATTCGCCACCGCCGCTAAAAGCGTTCAAATGTTCTTGAATACACCCGAAGGTTATAATATGTCCACTCTGAACATAGAGGCCAGTACTCACGAATTGTCAAGAGTTAAACTCTACGATAGAATGGTTCCTATACTATCTAAGCTGGGATTGAAGTTTGCCGGCACGGACAATGTCGGACAATACAAAAACTACCACTTTGTCAATCCTGATAATCCACCTCAAGCAATATCTGAACCCAATAAAAACTGGCGAGATAGTGCTGACTGGGAATTTATCGAAAATATCCGATCTGAACGGAGAAAACAATGAGAGCAAAAGAATTTATTACAGGTTTAACAGAAAATGCCAGCGTTGGTGGCACAAGTAGCGGCTCTGTGGCTGCCGTTAGTATGCCATTAGGTGGCACTATTAGCAGAGGCGGATCATTATTGTCAGGTCAGTCCACCGATGAAGAATTTCCAAATACTCCTGAGCATATTCGCAAAATGGCCAAGCAATGGAAGTCAAGTAACAAGAACAAATAATTTTTGCTAAATACTCCATTACACAGGATTCATTATGTTAGCAGAACATCTAAAAATACTATTAGCCAGTACATTCTCGTACTATATTAAGGCGAGCTTTTTCCACTGGAACTGCTCAGGAATGGCATTTCCAAGTTATCACAAGTTGTTCGGTGATATCTACGAAGGAGCACAAGACACGATTGATACGATTGCCGAAGAGATTCGCACTCTTAGAAGCCATGCACCAGGATCATTGATTAGATATTCTGAATTGACGGTCATACAGGATCAAATAAAAATACCAAAATTGGAGCTAATGATCTCTGAATTATTGGCTGATACTGAGACGATGATTGCTTTGGTTAATGAATGTTTGCAATATGCAAAAGCCGAAGAGAAGGCCGACATAGAAAATTACATGGCTGAGTTGATTGCTTTTTATAGTAAGTATCGTTGGCAACTTGAAAGCTGCCTTGAAATAGAGGAATAAGTCATGTACGATCCACTAATGAATGACATTCTCGCCAAGCTCAATTCAGTTGAATCTGCTGCTTCAAAAAGAAACAACACACCCAATCAACATTCTGGTAACGAAATGTTGGATATTCTAAAAAGGTTTGATTTGGCAGAATCCGGTAATAGCAAACTCACGCCTGTCAATGTCAAGCATGGACTGAATAAACAACAAAAAGCAGTTGGACAAGTAGGACCAGAGTTCAAGCCGAAGACGACTAAGGTGCTTACTGCGCCAACTGACCCAAAAAATCCGTTCGCTGGTAAGTTAGTCGGCGGAAGTGAATCTCGGCGCAATACCAAGCCAATGATTGACGAGGCAGAAGTATCAGAAGATTTATTATCAGATATCAAGAAGAGTCTATCGGATTATATAAAGCAAATTGATAGCATTGAGAAAAAAGACACGGACCTGAAAAAGAAGGACAACCGAGATACCGACCTAAAAAAGAAAGACAAACGAGACAGAGATTTTATTGTTCGGAAGGTAAAAGAAGACCCCACTCAGGAAAATCCGATTATTCAACCTAAGCCGGCCTCATTGGTCAATCCAACTGTTGCTGATACCGGTGCCAATCAGACTCCCACCGTAGATACTGATTCTTCAAAAGGTGTTCAACCAGTTGGCGAGACGCTAAACGATCCTTACAAAGTAGTATTGCGTGAGAACAGTTCTAGGTTTGTGTCATTCGTTGGGCATACCGACACAGGCGCAGAAATAGATGTTTACTTTACGAAACACGAAGACGATGACGAATATAACACATGGGAAGTGGAATTTGGTGTAAATGGGTCGTTTAACATCACTAACAAGGGCGACGCCTTTAGAGTGTTTTCCACTGTTTCGTATGCATTACAAACGTTTCTCGGTATGCGTCAAGGTCTAAAGGCAGATCGTATTTATTTTACAGCAAAAGAACCATCAAGAATCAAGCTATATCAGCGTCTTTCTAAAATGATCGTTGATTACGGGTTCAAGCGTGTACCACTATCTGAGCCGTGGAAGTTTCTATTTGATCTTAATGAAGATGGCAGTAGTCAAGATAGATCATTTACCGCTGAATCAATCAAATCTCACGAATGCAACGGCAAGGTATTTGAAATCGTAGAGGGTGAGCATGGTGGATTTCATATTCGCCACAATAATAAATTATCACCATCTAAATTCAAGACATTTTTAGAGGCTGATACCGCACTTCAATTATTCACGCATCGTTTATCCACTACCGGTGATTATAGAGAAGAACAATGAGAGCACATGAGTTCATAACGCCAGAATCAGATAATTTAGTATGGTTCCACATAGAGGGAAAACCGGCTATTGGTATCATAAAAAAGAAATTCGGCAAGGTAATTCGTGAATGCGGTGGTGTATTAAATGTTCCCGGCAAATACTGGACCCTTATTCAGAATTTAGCTTATACTGCTGGCGGATTGGCTGAACTCACTGATATGCCAAAGAAATGCGCCAAAAAAACTAAAGTCAAGTATAATGATAATACTGTAAACATAAATACTGCTACGAAAACAATCACATTTGAATCATTGGATGATGAGGATGATTTGGAAGAAGAGGAACAAGAAAATGTTCTTACTCCACAATTTGATTTAGCAACTGATAAAATCAATGATGCTGGCGCTGGAGTGCAAGCTCATACTCAAATAGATAATTACGTGCAAAGTGCATCTGCTACCCAAAAGCCCATTAAGAATGTACCATCACCATAGAACACCAAGGACCGTTAGCCGTTGTGGTTAACATAGGCGTCAGGCTTAGGATTGTGCCTGATATCAGAGAGACTCGCTACCTTTTTCTGATTTAAAACAATTCACTTTTACGGCAGGGAAGAACAATGGACTATGAAAATTTTGTTGGATTTGTGATGACTATCATCGTGGCTCTATACTTCATAGGGGCAACCACTTCAATTTTACTCAGTGAGTTTGGTGTCTTCCAATGATTGTTATATTCACCTAAGCCAATTCACCTTTTTTCTTGAATTCTCTCACAGCATCGTCTATACTAACCCAGACGATGAGAAATCCTTCACATCAATTTTTAACCACAACTCATATGAGGAGTACAAATGTCCGCAAATAAGGTCTTTAACGCAAGCGAAAAAGTTAAATTGCAACAAATCATCAACGAAGGCATGAATGTCATGTCGGAAATTGAGGTTCTTAACGAAGGGCTAAAAGATACTATTAAAAACATCGCAGAAGAAATGGATATTAAGCCAGCGGTATTAAAAAAGGCAATCAAAATTGCTCACAAAGCTGGATTTACTCGCGAATCAGAAAACCACGAACTACTTGAAACTATTTTAATCACGGTAGGAAAAACTATTTGATATGTATGTAGATGCTTTTCTAGAAAAAGAAAAGAATACAGTCTACGTTGTTGAACGATCTACTCACGGTAAAAGGATATACCGTGAGTATCCGGTAGAGTATGTATTCTATTACCCAAACCAATACGGGAATCATCAGAGTATTTTTGGTACTCCCGTATCAAAATTTAAAACAAACAATCATAAAGAGTTCAGAAAAGAACTATCAGTCCATTCTGGTGCAAAATTATTTGAATCAGATATTAACCCGGTATTCCGATGTTTAGAGAATAATTATCTTGATGCTACACCACCCAAACTTAATGTAGTATTCTTTGACGTGGAAGTGGCGTTTGATCGTGACCGAGGCTATGCGCCAACCGATGATCCATTTAATGAAGTAACGGCAATCACTGTTTATCTTGATTGGATGGATCAAATAATCACACTTGCCGTTCCACCAAAAAATCTTACGATAGATACTGCCACTGATTTAGTGAAGGACTTTAGCAACACCTATCTTTTTGATACAGAAAAACAAATGTTATCTGTATTTTTGGATATGTTGGACGATGCTGATATTATCACTGGTTGGAACAGCGGTGGATTTGATATTCCATATCTCGTAAATAGAATCGCCAAAGTATTAACAAGAGACGACAATAGAAAATGGTGCTTATGGGATCAATCCCCAAAAAGAAGAGTGTATGAGCGATTTGGAAGTGAGATTTTAACTTATGATTTAGTTGGTAGAGTTCATATGGACTACTACGATCTATACCGTAAATTCACTTATGAAGAGCGACATAGTTATTCATTGGATGCCATCGGTGAATACGAGTTGGGAGATCGTAAGGTGTCCTACGAGGGTTCACTTGACCAACTTTATCATCAAGACTTCAAAAAGTTTATTGATTATAATAGACAAGACGTTATGTTAGTATTCAAGCTGGACCAAAAGCTAAAGTTCATGGAACTGGCAAATACGCTGGCTCATAAAAACACGGTACTACTACCGACTGCATTGGGTTCGGTTGCCATGATTGAGCAAGCGATTATCAACGAAGCTCATAAACAAGGAGTGGTAGTACCAGACAAGACAAGATCGGATGGAATAGACACTCAAGCAGCGGGTGCATATGTTGCGGTTCCTGTAAAGGGAATGCATGAATATATCGGTTCTATTGATATTAACTCACTATATCCTTCTACACTTCGTGCATTGAATATGGGTCAGGAAACTATTGTTGGTCAAATTAGACCAACGATGACCGATGAGCATATTGCTAATTTAATGAGGGAAGGCAAGAAGGGTGGAGAACTATGGGATGGGCTATTCGCTACATTAGAGTATACCGCTGTTATGGAAATGCGAGATACACCTCTGATTTTAGATTGGAACGATGGTAAATCAGAAGAATTATCTGCCAGATTAATTTGGAAGTTGATATTTGATAGTGATTTGCCGTGGGGATTATCAGCCAATGGTACTATTTTTACATTCCAAAAAGAAGCAATTGTTCCAGGTCTTCTGAAAAAATGGTATTCTCAGAGAAAAGAATTTCAAGCTAAATTGAATAAACTGATTGAGAAAGATGCACCAAAAGAAGAAATAGATTATTGGGATAGACAACAGCACTCTATCAAAATTTTCATTAATAGCCTCTACGGCGCAATTCTCAACCAGCATTGCAAGTTTTTTGATAAAAGAATAGGCCAATCTACCACATTAACAGGTAGATCAATATGTAAGCATATGGCGGCAAAGGTAAATGAACTAATATGCGAAGAATACAATCATGAAGGCAAGTCAATAATTTATGGTGATACTGACAGTTGTTATTTCTCAGCGTGGCCGATAGTAAGCAAAGACCAAAATGCAAAATGGGACAAGGAAATAGCCATTCGTGTATATGATTCAATTGCAGATCAAGTTAATGAATCATTTCCGTCCTTTATGGAACAAGCATTTCATTGTCCACGATCTTTTGGGGAGATTATCAGGGGTGGTAGAGAAATTGTAGCAAGGCGTGGGATTTTCATAACCAAAAAGCGTTATGCAGTGATGTATTATGACAAGGATGGACACCGATATGACAATGATGGCAAAGTAGGTAAACTAAAAGCGATGGGATTAGACTTAAAGCGATCCGATACCCCAAAATTCGTTCAAAAGTTTTTAGTAGAGATACTTGAAGACGTGCTAAATGGCGGTAACAAAGAAGACGTTATTGAGAAAATTCTTGCATTCAAACTTCAATTTATGGAATTACCATCATGGGAGAAAGGAACTCCAAAGAGAGTGAATAATCTTACCAAGTTCACTGTAATGTATGATAAAAACGCAAGGTCCAATCTTCCCGGTCACGTAAGGGCGGCAGTCAATTGGAATATCTTGCGAGAAATTAACAAAGACAACAAGGTCATGAAAATAAATGATGGTCAAAAAACTATCGTATGCAAGCTAAGAAATAACGCTTTAAATTGGACATCTATTGCATATCCGATTGACGAACAACATCTACCAAAATGGTTTCTTGAATTGCCGTTTGATGATAATCTGATGATGACCACAATCGTAGATAAAAAGATTGACAATGTCATTGGAGTATTGGATTGGAATTTAAGAGAATCCACTGAACTAACAAACACTTTTCAAAGCCTATTTGACTTCTGATTTAACCTTTTTCCTTGACACATTTTACCATAAACAGTAAAGTTAAATAGCAATCAACAACAATATGGAGAAATAATGAAAGACTATCTTCACGATTTAGTGAGTCACACATTTGATTTAGGTGGTATCGGCTTAATTAAAATAACGGGAACCGATACAGAAACTCTCATCAATGCTGTTGCAGACGATAAATCTGTGGTAGTAGAGGGAAAGTTTTTAAAGCCATCTGCCGATTTTATTGGCACGTTTGGTATGCCCAATCTTAGCAAGCTAAAGATTCTTCTCAATCTACCTGAGTATAAAGAGAATGCCAAGCTAACATTGACTCATAAAGAAGAAAATGTTCCTGATGGCATTGATTTTGAAAATGCCGCAGGGGATTTTCATAATAACTACCGATTTATGGCACAAGCGGTAGTTGACGAGGCTTTGCGTGTTCCTCGGTTTAAGGGCGTCAATTGGCACGTTGAATTTCAACCCACCGTAGTTGGTATTCAGCGATTAAAGATGCAAGCACAAGCACATAGCGAGGAAACCAGTTTTCAAGCTAAGACTGAAGAGAACGATCTTAAATTCTATTTTGGAGATCATTCTACTCATGCCGGTGATTTTACATTCCATCATGGTATATCCGGCAATCTGAAGAAACCTTGGTCATGGCCGATTAAATCAATAATCTCCATTCTTGATCTTACTGGAGATAAGATTTTTAAAATCAGCGACGATGGCGCGGCAATGATTACGGTTGACACGGGTCTTGCCACCTATAATTACATTTTACCAGCACAAACAAAGTAACTAAGAAAATGGCTAAAGTAAAAAACCAACCAAACCCAGCAGTAGCAAAGATTTTTGATGATCTTGCTAAATTTTTGAACTTTTGCAGAGATTATGGATATCGGTTTAACGAATCCGATCTATACAACTTCAAGAGCTACCCTTGGCAACAATATAACAAGTTTATCAATGGAAAGAACGCCAAGGATATGTGGGCAGAAGACATCAGGCGGTTAGGAGGAAGATTCTCCAAACCAGTATTCACTTCAAGTGATCCAAGCACTACTGCTTAAAATCACTACATGACTCTTGGGTAATCTGATTACCCAAGAGTTTTTCTATAACAAGTATAATATGACAGAAAAAATATCTTCTCCAAACCACTATCAAGGATTAAATGACCTTGAAGTTATTGATGTTATTGATATATTCAATCTGAATTTTTCACGCGGGTGTGCTGTTAAATACGTTCTTAGAGCAGGACACAAGTTAGAAGAAGGATATACCAAGGAAGAAAAAGAAATAGAAGATTTAGAAAAAGCGATTTGGTATATTACGCACGAAGTAAATTTAATAAAGGAAAGGTCGTCCATTGCCGATACAGAAATTCTCACCATACCAACATCTCAGTCTAAATAGTTTCGGCATGTAACACAGGTAATTTAATGAAAAATTCAAAAAATCACAAATATAATATTGCTATTCTTCTTCCAACAAGAGGAAGAACTGATGCTTTAAATCGTAGTATTGTTAGTCTGGTAAATCGGGCATTAGATAAAGATAAAATTCAATTACTATTGGCATTTGACAACGACGATAACATTGGATATGATTACTTTGAGAAGGAAATTGTTCCTTATCTTGAATCCAAGGGCGTAGATTATGAAGCATTTGAGTTTGATTCATTGGGATACGAAGGATTGAATCAATATTACAACTCTCTTGCGAAGAATGCTGACGCAGATTGGTTCTTCATTTGGAACGATGATGCCATCATGGAATCAACCGGATGGGATAGAACTATCGCCTCTCATACTGGAAACTTCAAGCTACTAGCAGTTAGAACTCATCGCGATCATCCTTACAGTATTTTCCCAATTATTCCAACCGAGTGGCACGATGTAATGGGCTATCTAAGTCGTCATCAGATGATTGATGCCGAGGTAAGCCATATTGCCTATATGCTGGATATATTTGAACGTATTCCCGTATATGTAACTCATGATCGGTTTGACTTGACTGGAAATAATTTGGATGAAACCGAAATAAACCGAGTCAGATTTGAGGGTAATCCTGATAACCCATTAGATTACTCTAATATTCATAACATTCATGGAAGAGTAAAAGATGCTGAATTTTTATCAAAATATCTTCAGTCTAAAGACATGGATATGTCTTGGTGGGAAAATGTAAAAACAGGTAAACAAGATCCATGGGAAAAATTAGCAGCTAATGATCCTAATGGCCAAACAGTGAGAACATCAAAATAATGAGTGATATAAACGTAAGTACAAAAATAGATAAGTGTATTATTACCGGCGAATCGGTTGTTTCCGTTTTAGATTTGGGACAACACTCTTATGCGGATACATTTATCAATGAAGATCAATTGAATCTATCTGAGCCTGTGTTTCCGTTGCAAGTAAATTTATGCCCATCTTCTGGTCATTTACAACTCGCTTATGTAAGTCACGCCGAAGAGCGATACAATTTGTATAGCTATAGCTATACGTCAAGCAATTCTGCATTCTCGCGAAATCATTGGGATAACTATGCTCGCGAGGTTAAGAATAGGTTTAGCCCAACATCATTGGTAGTAGAAGTTGGTAGTAACGATGGTTACTTGGTTGGCCAATTTTCTGATAGTTGCAAAAAAGTATTAGGCGTGGATATTTCAGGAACGATGTGTTCAATTGCCGAAGATCGTGGTGTACCATCAGTTCAGGGTGCGTTTAATAGCAATTTAGGAAAAGAATTACAAGAACTTCATGGTTATGCTGATGTAGTTATTGCTAACAATGTATTAAATCATGCCAATGATCCTGTGGATTTTTCAAAAGGAGCAGCTACCTTAATTGGAATCAACGGAACATTCGTTTTTGAAATGCCCTATTGGGTAAGTATGTTAGAAAGCGGTCGTTTTGTAGATCAGGTATATCATGAGCATATTAGCTATTTTACAATGAAAAGCATTGTAGCAATGTTAAGTAAGGCAGATTTGGTAGTATCTGATGTCGAGGTTGTAGACTATCATGGTGGAAGTATTCGCGTATATGCGCGATATAAAACATCGGCAACTCAGTCTCCATTAGTGGATTCTTATATCAAGCATGAAGAAGAAAGTGGATATTTTACCAGTGAGTTTTATGACGCACTTGTTAAAAAGTTTTCACAACAACGCTCAGAATGGTTAGCTAATTTTTACAGAATTAAAAATGAAAACCCAAATGCCATTATCATTGGAGTCGGTGCTGCCGCTAAGGCAATGACATGGCTGAATTATCATGGAATCAATAAAAATGATCTTTGTTACATCACGGATTCCAGTGAATTTAAGCAAGGAAAATATACCGCGCTAAGTAGAATTCCTATAGTGTCCGACAATATATTCGCTGAATATCATGATCCCTATGCGCTCGTATTGAGTTGGAACATTGGTGATCGGCTAAAAGAAATCTTACTTAGTATTAACCCAAATATCAAATTTATCTCACAATGAAACGAATCAATATTTATAAACCCATTCCAGATTCTGGATTAGAAGTTCACAATGATGACCGAGGATGGATTGCTGATGTATTTTATGGCACCAGCATCAATCATGTTTGTATTCTAAAGAACAACCCTAACGCTGTTCGTGGCAATCATTATCATAAAAACACGGTTCAACACACGCTGTTGACCAAAGGAAAAATGCGCTACTGGTGGCAAGTATCTGATAAAAGCCAAGCCTCTAATTTTATTGACGTTGAGGTTGGTGATCTTATTACTAGTGAACCCAATGAGATTCATACTCTACAGTTTTTAGATGAAGACTCTGAGTGCGTTGTTTTTACAGAAGGACCTCGCGGTGGTGTAGATTACGAGTCTGACACATATAGAGTGGAGTCTATTATTTCAGAATGAAAGCTTTAGTATTTGGAGCCTCTGGTGGCATAGGCAATGCAACTGCTGGTCTTCTTAACGACAAGGATCATCAAGTAATCAGATTATCCAGTGTAAATGTTGATTTTACCGACATCGATAGCTGTGATGTTATATATTATTACTTGAAAAAGAACGACCCAGATGTTATAATCAATTGTGCCGGATATCTGACAGACAATTGTGAATCCGGACATAATACGCTCTACATCAACGTAGAATCAAATTGGTCTATCATCAGATATTATATGGATAATCCGCCTATTAAGCCTGTTCATATTGTTTTAGTGGGCAGTAGTGCGTATAGAGAGGGGAAAAAGCAATACATGATGTATTCAGCGAGTAAAGCTGCCCTTCATAATTTATGGGAAGGTGCCGCTGACTACTTTAAAAACACCAATGTTACGATAAGCATCATTCATCCCGTGAGAACAAGGTCTAAGATGACAATCAATAGATTTTCACCAGATTTGGATTATTTTGAGCCAGAAGAAGTGGCAGAAAGAATACTATCAATGATTGATGATAATGAAAGTAAGTGTATTAAAATATCATTCGAGGAAAAACAATGAAAAAATTAGGACTATTGGGTAAGGGAACCGTCGGTTCCGCAGTATATGAGGGACTGAAATCAATCGGACATAATATGTCATATTATGATCCATCCCATCCAGAAACAAAATTTGAAGACATTCTTGATACTGAGTGTGTATTTATTTGTGTACCAACCGATCAAGCCGACAACGGTGAGTGCGATGTATCCATCGTGAACTCGGTGGTTGCTCAACTTAACGAAGTTGGCTACAAAGGACTTGTTGCTATCAAGAGCACGGTTGTTCCGGGAACTTCGGCAAGGTTACAAGAAGAATATCCTTCTTTGCGAATGGCATCAGTTCCGGAATTTTTAAGAGCAAAAACAGCATTGGCCGATTTTGTATACAACCATGATGTGTTGGTCATCGGGACATTCAATGAATCAGATGCTAATTTGGTTGAAGAAATTCACGGAAGTTTGCCAAAATCAGTGAGCAAGATTTCTCCCACGGAAGCAGAGATCATTAAGTATTTTAACAACGTACATCATTCTGTATCTATTATCTTCGCAAATATTGCATACGAAGTCTGCAAGCGGCTTGGTGTAAATTACAGCAATGTTTATGAAACTATTATCAAGCGAGAATGCTTCAATCCTGCCTATCTGAAGTGTAACGACAATATGCGTGGATTTGGCGGTCATTGTTTGCCCAAGGATACCAGCGCATGGAATAATCTGATTAAAAATCTTGGTCTTGAATTTGAATTGATTCAAGCTGCTCTTAACGATAATAAGAGGGTATAATGGCAAAAATTCTTGTAACAGGAGCCAGTGGTCTGCTTGGAACAGAGATATGCAAGCAGCTGAAAGATTCAACTAATCATATTGTTACTGCACTTGATAATCATTCTCGTTCTGATTCTATTCCCCCATGTGATCAATGGGTAAGAGCAGATTTGAGAAATAAGGATACATTAGATCATCTTGGGTTTGATTGGGATTATATCTATCATTACTCTGCTATCAATGGCACCACCAACTTCTACGAACGCCCAAATGAGGTGTTGACCAATAACTTTATTAGCGATGTATCAGTTTTTGAGTTTGCATCCAAGTGTAAAAATCTAAAAAAGATTATTTACGCAAGCACCAGTGAAATGGTTAGCGACGAGCCGCTATGTCCAACCCCAGAACTCAGTGATATCACTATAAAAGATATTCATAATGCTCGTTGGAGTTATCGTATCGCTAAATTAGCCAGTGAAAACTACTTAGCCAATAGCAAATTACCTTATGTCACTATTCGTTATTTTAATATCTATGGTCCCGGTAGCAAGGCTGGTCATTTTGTTGCAGACCAGATTGCCAAGATTAAGCGAGGAATCTTTGAAATTGTCGGTGGCGATGAGTCTCGCAGTTTTTGCTATATTGAGGACGCTATTCAAGCAACTATCTATTGTGGCGAACATGTCGGCGGCACCGTCATCAATGTTGGCAACGATCAGGAAACGAATATCGGAGAGGCGTGTAAAATTATTGGAACGCTCATGGGTTATGAAAATGCGCAATGGACCACCATTCCAGGCAGAGATGGCAGCACCAAGCGGCGTTTACCTGATATTAACCGATTACGATCTATTATGCCTTCATATTCTCCGAGAACCTTTACAGAAGGGATGATTGATATTGTAAGAGAATTGTCACTTTAATCATTGACGAGGTTGAGTGTTTCTGATATAGTTAGACACTCAACACTATGAGATAACCAGTATGAAAAATGTGTTAATTGATTGGAAAACTATTGAGAATTATACACTTGAAATTGCTCGACAGATTTCAAGTAGTCGTTGGCAACCTGACTATGTCGTAGGCGTAACACGTGGTGGATTGATGTCTGCCACGTTGTTGAGCGACTGGTTTAATTGCCCAATGCACACGTTGGAAGTTCATTTTAAAAGAGGCGAACCCGACGGATGCGAATCCGTGTTGTGGATGGCAGAAGATGCTTTTGGTGAACACGGAGATAAGAAAAACATTCTGGTTATTGATGATATAAACAAGGCAGGGAATGTCATCAATTGGATAATAAATGATTGGCAAGATTCTTGCCATCCAACTGATCCTCGCTGGGAAGATGTATGGGGGAATAATGTACGATTCTCGGCATTAGTTGACAAGCCTTGCGGAAAAATTCTACATCACGTAGATTATAGCGCAACGTCAATGGACCTTGACGACGAATGTTGGATACATATGCCTTGGCAAAATTGGTGGATGAGGTAATTATTATGAGAGCAGGAGATTTTCACAACATGGTTGGTCAACGAAGATACGTCACTCGCCCTAATCGCGAGTGGGAGTGTTTTAAATCGGCCAACAGTCATTTACACAGAAGCAGGGATGCCTCACTGACAGCAGGATTAACATTCTGCACGTCTGGTTATACTTCTGGTGGACAACAACCCCTTTATCATACTCCGGTATACGAACTTGGGGTGATAGATAAGTCTACGAATCGGGCTATTCGTTGGTTGCATCCTGATTTTAAAGAGGATTTCATCAAGGAATGCGAGAGTAAAGGAATTGATTGGACAAATGCAATTGATGATCTATCATTTGTTACTATTGACGATTATGATGAATCTCGTTCAAAAGTAAGAGAATTGATATCGGAATTTTACAAATCCCACCCAGGATATGACATATACGATTAGGTCTAATTAGATTATCAACAGGGAAATTATTTTATGTATTTTTTTACAAGTGAAAGCGTAAGCGAAGGTCATCCGGATAAGGTGGCCGATGCTATTAGTGATGCTATCTTAGATTTGGCATTATCAGTAAAAACAACTGAAGCAAAACAAGCTACAAGAGTGGCTTGCGAAACCATGGTCACAACCAATAGAGTTATTGTGGCCGGTGAATACAAGGGTGTATTAAATGACACCGATGTAGAGGCTACCATTAAACAGGTGGTCAAAGATATAGGATATGAACAAGATGGATTTAATTGGAAGACTTTAAAGATTAGTAATTATCTTCATGGTCAAAGTGCTGATATTGCCTTGGGAACAGATAATCTTGGTGCCGGTGATCAGGGAATTATGTTTGGTTTCGCAAACGATGATACCGAAGAGTATATGCCAGCAGCAATTTATTACAGTCACAAGATAGTAAAGCGATTGGCCGAGATTAGAAAAGCAGGTGAGTCTATGCTTGGACCCGATGCAAAGTCTCAGGTCACTATAGAATACACTGTTGACAATCGCGTTGATAACATACCAAAAATTGTATGTTCAACCCAACATTCTTCAGATAGCGAAATTAAGCAAGTCAAAGAATTGGTGCTGAATACTATTCATGAAGTTATTCCTAGCCATTTACTCACTAATAACACCGAGTATCTAATCAACCCTACTGGAAGATTTGTAATTGGTGGACCAGATGGAGATTGTGGTCTTACTGGCAGGAAGATTATCGTTGACACTTATGGTGGATATTCACCACATGGCGGTGGTGCATTCTCTGGCAAGGATCCATCCAAGGTTGATAGGTCGGCGGCATATATGTCTCGCTATCTTGCTAAAAACATTGTCAGCCATTATGGTGGTAGATCAGCAACCGTTCAGCTATCTTATGCCATTGGCGTAAAAGAACCTACTTCAATCTTTGTTATGTTGGATGGTAAAGTGAGAGAAGACATTGCATCAAGAATTAAATGTTTGGTAGATTTAACGCCGAAGGGTATCATTGACAGGTTTGATCTATTCAGGCCGATTTACAGAAAAACAACCAACTATGGACATTTTGGCAAATCCGACAATGATCTGGCTTGGGAAAACATCAATCTATTTTAATTAAGTAAAATGAAATGGTTCAGTAATCTTTTCAAAAGAAAGAAAAAACAAGTTAAGAAAAAAGAAGCGTTAAGCGAGATAGAGGTAGCCACTCAACGAGGCGAACCTTATGTTGCTATTTTAAGCATGGACATTGATCCAAATAACCCACACGAAGGTTCGTTTGAATTAGAATGGAATGATAAATTTCTCACGACCTTGATTCGTCATGGATATCAAAAATCGGAGAATGACACGGATGCTGATATTGTGGATCGGTGGTTTGTTACTTTGTGTAGGCATGTAGTATTAGAGACATTTGAACAATATGAGGCTATGTTGCCTGATGTTCACCGAGTAATTAAACAAAAAAATATTGGGGACGGATTTTCAGAAGCCTCTTGACTCATTGACGACGATATGATATAATAATCATATCGTCACAGGAGAAATTAAATGCGTTTTTTGTTAGTGGATTTGGCCAATACTTTTTTCAGAAGTAGGCATGCTGCGTTTAGATCATCATCTATTGATGAAAAAATTGGTATGGCTCTTCATATCACCATATCATCGGTCAATTCATTGGCCAAAAAATTTGATCCAGATCATGTCGTTTTCGCTCTCGAAGGAAGATCATGGAGAAAGGATTTTTATGAACCTTATAAAAGAAATAGGCAAGTTGCCAGAAATGCTCTCACAACGAAAGAACAAGAAGAAGAGCAATTATTTTGGGAAATTTACGAAGAACTTGTAAATTATCTTACCACAAAAACAAATTGTAGTGTAATCCGATGTCCTACAGCAGAAGGTGACGATGTTATTGCCCGATGGATTGCCATGCATCCAAATGATCATCATACTATAATCAGTTCAGATTCGGACTTCGCCCAATTATTATCTGAGAATGTAAATCAATATAATGGTATTGCCGATGAATTGATTACCCTTGATGGCATCACAACCATTGATGGCAAACCAATTCTTGATAAGAAAACCAAGGAACCAAAAGCAGCACCGAATCCAGAATGGTTATTGTTTGAGAAAATCATTCGCGGAGATACATCTGACAATATCTTTTCTGCTTATCCTGGCGTAAGAACAAATGGCTCTAAGAACAAAGTTGGACTGAGAGAAGCATTTGATGATAGGCATAAAAAAGGATGGGCATGGAATAACCTACAATTGCAACGATGGACTGATCATAATGGCGATGAGCACAAAGTGCTTGATGATTACAATAGAAATAAAATCCTCATAGACTTGACATGCCAACCAGAAGATGTTAAACTTCAAATAGACACATCCATCAGAGAAGGCATTACTGAGGAATCTGTATCACAAGTAGGGGTAAAATTCCTTAAATTCTGTGGCAAACATTCTTTAATAAAGCTCGGTGATCAGGCGGAATCGGTAGGAAGATGGATGTCTAAAGTATATTGCGGAGAAGTAAAAAATGACAGTGATTGCTAAACCGATTGTTGACAAAAAATTCTGGATTCTAACTGAAAACGACGTTAAGGTTGGAAACGTAGAGGCAGATAACACTGGTTATCAGATTAAAATCAACAATCAGGTAACTCATGTAAAGTCAATAAAAAACATTGAAAAAATCATTGATGTAACATTTCAACCAGCTATCGGAGTCAAACACAGAAAGGATACGGTTCATGGGTATCCTGCTGGAAAAAATATTCATAATGCTGTGTGGGATTTGACTCAAAATCTACCATTGTTTACAAAAACAAAAAGAAGTAAGTGTTGGTTTGCGGCTGGTTGGTACAAAGTAACTCGTGAGGACGCAACATCCAGTATTTACTGCCCAAAATTGATTATTTTACGAAGATATCCCTACGAGGGACCATTTTATCAGGAGACATAATGAGCGTATTTTTAGATCATGAAAAATTCATGACAGCATGTGATCAGAGCGTAGGTATTTTAAATGAGGATCAATTCAATCTATATAAGCGATTGATTGATGAAGAGGTAGAAGAACTGAATGAGGCTATTGATGCTAAAGATCGTGTAGAACAACTTGACGCATTGTTGGATATTTTAGTCGTGTCTATCGGCGCAATACACTCACTCGGTGTAGATAGCGAAGGTGCATGGAACGAGGTTGTTCGTAGTAACATGAGTAAGATTGATAAAGAATCTGGCAAGGTATTAAAGCGAGATGATGGCAAGGTATTAAAGCCGGCCTCATTTAGTCCACCCAATCTTGTTCCATTTGTGAAATGACCAAGGAATACAAAATAAAATCAGAAGATATCGTTGGCGTTGGACAAGATGATTGCTATCTTGATCCAAGCGATCCCGCCTATGCGCTATTAGGCAATGATAATCTATTGCACAAGCACAGGGTTGTTGAGGAAGAAAAGAAGATAGAATCATGGGAAGACAAGTATGCTCGAGAGCATAACATCAAGCCAGGTTCACCGGCATGGTTTGCACTGAGGGGAAAATGATTCAAATTCAAAAATTTATCAATAAAATTCGGTCATTTGATGCCAGAGGTGTTCGTGACTTCACGATGCCACTATCTGATGCGAAAGACTTGCATACAGAAATAACATCACTGTTGCTACAGATGGAAGATATGCGATCAAAACTTATTGAACAGGTAGAAAGTCAAGAGATCACTAACACCATTATGTCGGGTGGCTCGTTTAAGGAAAGCAATTCAGGATGAAGTATGACAAAACAAACCATTATTTTAGAGCACGTAGATAAGAAAACATTTAACTCTGATCAAATTGTAACCTCTGATGGTTTGTTTACTATTTGCTATGATGATAAGCCCATAAATTATCGTAAATGCAATATACTATCTGATTTAGTGAAAACCCAGTATAAGAATACGACATTTACCAATAAAACAAGGGCTATTACTCAAGCAAAAAAATTGAATAAGTTGTTTAAGACAAACAAGTTTACAGTAGCGATTCTCACAAAAAGTGACCAAGTCTATCCTTAAACAAGCACTCACGGCTCAGATATTAGAGAAAATTACTGAATACGACGAGTTAGCCGATAAAACCAGCTTTTATGATATATGGATAAATCCACAAAAACATCGTGGGTTTAGGCTAACGAACACTGGTTATTTTATATTCAGAGACATAATAAAGGTAAGCGGATTTGAGTTCAAATTAAAAAACACAAAAATAGACACGAGAATGCTTTTTGCGCTTGACAAACATCTAAAAATGCCCTATTATATAGAGAGTGATAAAAAGATGCCGTGTAAATTGATTTTATTTGGCAGCGATGAAGCCATGATGATGTCTTTGTATAATGATTTACATGACTTTTTGGAATCATATAGATTATGATCGTTTGTAGTTGTCGCGTGATATCTACAACCGATTATGAAAATATCGGTGAGTTAATTGACAGAATCATGTCCGATGATGCGGATTGTGGTAGCTGTCAAGCCGATATTGAAGCCTTACTCAACTATGTTGAGTTTTTAAAACACAATGAGGAAAATAAAAAATGAAATTTGTAACTATTATTGCAGCAATGCTTCTTACTGTTGGTTGTGCGAGCAAGGGCGATCTAGCTGCGCTGAGTGGTCGTGTAGATGCACTTGAAGGTCAACATAAGGTCATTGAGTCCGAACACGCTGACGTAAAGGCAAATCAAGAATCATTCAAGGCCGAACTTGATGAGCAGAATGCAAAGCTGGATCGTATCTTTGCAAAAGGTCGCAAGTAAAAGCTAAATAGGATATGAGGACTGCTCCATTGCGATTGCGATGGTGAACAGACTGGCCCAGTAGCAGTCCTCGTTTTATCGTGAATATGAAAATTTCAGAAATTGTTAAACCATTAACTGAGGCGATCAACAATCCTTATCCTATAGTCAAGTTACGACCGACTGCTTGGGAAATTCACATCACTGATGACAAAAGCGACTCAAATAAAATAACCTATACTATAATAGTTAATGTCGCAGTATCTTCCGTAAAGAACTTTAAGATGCTATCTCTGTTATTCCGAGACACTAATTCCGGAAATATGAATTTAGTCAATCATTTTAAAGGTGCGGGAGCATCTAGAGTATTAGCCTCAATAAAAGAAATAATTTCAAGATATCGTGGAATTGATTTAATGGTGTTTATACCTTCAGACACAAACGTGGAAGTAGAAGGAAAAAAGGCTAGACTATACATGATAGTGTTGAATATGCTGAAAAATTCAGGATTCTTCGCAGAGATCGGTCAAACCTCAATAAACGAAGTTGATGTATGTTACGCTATTCCGAATGGATCACCAATATGGAAAATGAATCAAAAGCAAATCGATGATTTAATTTTTGATTTTGGAATAGCTAAACAACAAGGTTCAGTCATTGGACCAAAACAAGACGCTGATAACATTGAATACTGATTGGCTTACTCAGCCAGTGTGCGAAAACGAATATGAAAATTTTTGAAATAATATTGGATCAAGTGAGCAACACTGCTCTATTTGAGATGGCTTTTGAAAGAAAAAATGCCATCAATGCTGTAAGAGGCAAAGCAAAGCCTATAGTAGATCATTTAATTTACTTATTGATTTACAAAAACTCAAAAGCAAGAAATCACTGGAAAAGTGAGTTATCAGCATTTATTGATAGCATTGATTATTTGTATTTGAAACCTAGCAAAAGAAAACTGTCAGGAAATGATTATTATAATCTTTTGTTTGAAGAACCGTTGGGCGGAGATATAATTCAAACTGAAAAACTAATAAATCAGGCTATTAGAAAAGAAGGCAATCCTGATATAAAAGTAAACCCATATATACTCAAGGAATCCCTTGAAAAAATCATACATAAATTAAGTTTTGATTTAGCAAACGATCAATACATATCTATAGATGATTATGAGAATTTTTGAAATAATATTGGATCAAGTGAGCAACACTGCTCTATTTGAGATGGCATTCAAAAAACGAGAGGTCAGAGACAAGTTTGTCAATCAAAGCTATCAAATCGCAGAACATTTAGTGAAAATCTTAGCATATGATGATCCGCAAAATTACAATCATTGGTGCGCCGAGATCAACGCTTTCCTAAAACCTCTTTGGGCTCTTCGTTGGGATGGTAAAAAATTACTGAGTAAAGAAGAGATAATGAAATGCTTGTGGAAAAGTTTTTTAGAAAACGGAGAATACGATATTCAAGGAATAATCAAGAGTCTTGATATGATTGATGGTTATGCTGCCCCAAGAAATATTCGCACCACTTCGCAAATAAACTCTACCTTGATAAACATATACACCAAGTTAAGTGACTTATTATCACGAGGCAAAAGAACGCCAATTCAAACTATACTACAAGAATTAGGCGTGAATTTATGAGAATTTCCGAAGTTATCCTTGACAAATTAAACGAAACTGCTCTATTTGAGATGGCTTTTGATAGGAAAGAAGCCATAAAAAAGTTTCAGAATCTTGACTACCAGATTCAAAGACATCTTATTAAAATAACAGCGTTCAAAGATGGGTTAAATTACCAACATCATTGTGGAGAAATCAACGGTTGGTTAGATCATCTAAATGATGTAAAATGGAACAGAACTCAATATCTTAGCAAATATATCATCATGAAATGCTTATGGGAGGGTCCATTGGGTCATGGTGCTATTGCTGTTGAAGATGGCGTGAAAACTCTGATCAGAGTACATCGGTACAGTGTGCCGCGAAACGACTTATCCATTCACAGAATATATGAACTGCTATTCAAAATTTACGATGAAATGTCATTTGATTTGAGTAATGGAAACGTAAACAACATTCAGCATTACTTGACAAAAAACGGCTATTACGTACAGAATCCCTGACAAACTTTCACTATCCTTTGGTAAATACAGTATTACTCAGAGGATAATATGGAAAAAACTGTAACCGTTATTTTAAAAACTACTTTGTCAATATTTCTTTTATCGCTTGCTTTTTCTGTTGGGTGGTTTCTGAATCAAGTGATGAAAAATATTATTACGTAAGCGACGTGTGATAAATAAAAGAGTAGGAAGGCAACACCCGACTAGCCTATCAAAAAGTATACTGTCTACTGGCGTATGAGACAACACTGCTCATAATAAAGGTCCAAACAGTATACTTTTTGATAGACGAGAAAGGATTTGAATTAAACAATGGTTGTATATCTTTCAAAGTGAAGGCATTGCGGACGGCGGTTCGATCCCGCCCATTTCCAAAAATTTCTCTTCAAGATCATTCGACTGAGTGATCTTGTGGGGAATGACATGGTTTCGACGTGGTGAGATAGTGGAGAAGGCAACCCGAGAGATGTCTGACGTAATCAGCATAAACATTATAGATGCTAAATCTACAAAAACTTCTGGAACTGTTACTGTATCTGGTAAGGGCATGAAATTTTCTGCTCGCACCGCTGTACGTGGAGTTGCGCTAGCCTAAGAAACTGGCACCAGCGGAGTTGATCACTCTGTTACAAGAACGATTAAGAAAGCCCCTTTATTGGGGCTTTTCTTTGCTTGACATTCAGCAAACATTGTGTTATCATATATTTTTTAATTACGCTTTAGGAGGATCATATGGGATCTTACACTAAGTTGTTGGCTAAACACATCAATCCGCCCCACTGGCTCGAAGACAATGTGATGTTCGAGGGCCTAACTGGTTCAGTTGCTTATGCTGTATCTAATGATATGTCAGATATGGATATTGTCGGATTTTGTATTCCGCCTAAAGAAATTGTATTCCCTCATTTAGGCGGAGAGATACCAGGGTTCGGTACACCTAAACCACGCTTTGATGACTTTCAAAAGCATCACATCAAACACGATCAACGTGAATATGATATTACCATTTACTCAATTGTAAAGTTTTTTCAATTGGTAATGGAGAACAATCCTAATATGGTTGATGCTTTGTTCTTACCAAGGCGTTGTGTATTACACAGTACTCAGATTTATGAACATGTTCGGGATCACAGGAGTATGTTCTTGCACAAAGGATCATGGTACAAATTTAGAGGCTATGCTTACAGCCAATTAAGTAAGATTAGAACTAAAAGCAACGCTTCTAATCCCAAGCGACAGGCTTCTATCGAAAAGTACGGCTACGATGTTAAATTTGCTTATCACATCGTTAGGTTGATGCTAGAAGTCGAACAAATTTTAGCTGAACACGATCTTGACCTACAACGTAACTCTGATATTCTAAAAACTATTAGAAACGGAGAATGGACTTTTGAAAATATTGAATCTTGGTTTGATAACAAAGAAAAGTCACTTGAGATGTTGTATGCTAATTCAACATTGCCCGCTAGACCAAATGAATCTAAAATTAAATCACTGCTAATGGAGTGTTTAGAGATGCATTATGGATCACTTGAGACCGTTATTCAAGTGTCTCCGCAAATGTCAAATTTAGTTGATGAATTAAAACGATTAACAGAGAAATATAATAGGTAGTGCAATATGAAACTATTCTTAGATTGCGAATTTAATGAGTTCAAAGGTGAATTGATATCTATGGCTCTGGTGGCCGAAGATGGTCAAGAGTTCTACGAGGTGTTAGCTTGTCCTTCTCCTGGTCCCTGGGTCAAGGAACACGTTATTCCTATTTTAAATAGAAACCCAGTAACTTTTGACATATTCCAATGGTTGTTGCAGGAATTTCTAATGCGATTTGATAGAATTCATATCGTTGCTGATTGGCCAGAAGACATCAAACACTTTTGCGATTCACTGATAACTGGACCAGGTGTGCGATTGAATACTCCGCCTCTGACAATGTCAATTCATCGTTTTGATGCTGAATCAACTCTGCCACATAATGCACTACACGATGCCAGAGGCATTATGGAATATTGGTTAAACAACAAGTACAACTAGCGGTAGCCAATCTTCATGAATCTGTCGTAAGGATTGCCCTCAACGTCTTTTACTTCAAGCTCGCCCACAAATAGTGTCTTAGATAGCGGATACTCATTATTAAAATCAGTTAGTGTTTCTATTCCATTAGACCGTTCTTGATGATTCTTGCCTTGTAATGCTACAACGGTGCCCGCTGGAATATTCTCAAGCCACTTTGAGCCGAGAATGTCGTTGGTAGATGAATTAATGATAAGAATATTATCGCCTTGAAATTCAATGTCATTGGCATCTTTGCAAACAGAAACAATATCAGAATAACCTTTTTTCTTGACAAGAGAATCAAAATAAGTTATCTTGCGTTGATTATTATCAACACAGATTATTGTATCAAAGGTAATGTCAAACTGATTTATTACAATAGCTGTAGCACCATACCATGAACCAAGTACATAAATATTATCAAACTCATTGAGACCCATTGTAACTAGGGTCTGGCTTAGCCACATTTTGGAAATCAATAGATCACGCGATACGGAGCCTTTAGGGGTATCTGGTGATGATTCAATAATATCTTTAATTTTCATGCAAATGATTAGAGAGAAGCTGCCTCTGCTTTGAGTTCATTCAACTGAGCATCATAGGAATCACACCAACGATATACCCAATTCTTAATCTTAGCAAACACACTTGAGAACATACCTTCTTTGATTGGTTCAATTTTTAGACTGGGTGCTTTTTGTGTGACGGTAACCATTTCCTTCTTTAATCCTTCGAGAACTGTGATAAGTTCTGGCGTAAGATGATTGGTCAATTTATCAAGAATATCTTTATATTTTGGTGTCACTGTAGGAGCCGGATCCTTGCTCAATGTAATGATAAAGCTCACTGTTTCAATCACTCTGGTTCTTATTGCATCTTCAGCATCAAATAGATCAGCCACATCCTCTCTGGATGCTTGTTTTACTTCTTCTTTTAGTTGCTTTATTTCTGCTTCCAGTTCTTGAATTCGGTTGACACGTTGAGATAACTTAGTAAAAGATTGACTTTTGTAGCTTTTTAGTGAGGCTGTTACCTTCTTATCATCGCCCGCATATGATACATCTGGGTTATCGGTGATTCTGCCTTCACATAGATTGATTAGTTTTCTAAAATCTGTTGGGTTCATATTATCCTCAATAAATATCGTTTTAGTATTTAGCAGGAATTTTAAAACACATGATTACTCCATTTAAGCATCCATTAACAAAAGACACACCAACAAGAGAAGATTTCTTCAATTTGGTTGACGTTACGTCCGATGACATGAACGAAACTCTTAATCAGATTATGAAATCAAGATCAATAGATCATAGCTGGAAATGCTTTGACGGGCCTATTCATGTTTATGCCACAAACAGAAGCACCGATAATTTATTTGTGGGAGCGAGTACAAAAACGATGTTCGTTCCGAATTATGAGGGTTCTCGGTTATACAATGGCTCTGAATTTGAAATGATTTTAGAAACAGCAGTCATCAATGTTATTTCCGTGAAAGCTATTCGTTGGATCAATCCGTTGTATAAGGATATGTTCGTAGAAGAATGTAGAGAAAAGAACATTGATATCAATAAAGCATTTGGTACGTTGACCTATGATACATTTGATCGGTTTAACAGCTTTAAAGAAGCTGCATTGTTGTTGATGAGGTAAGGTTATGAATTTTTCCTTCGCATTCGATGTTGACGGCACTTTGACGTTAAGTCGTCAAAAAATTGATTCGGATTTTGCAGAGTGGTTTCTCAATTGGGTCAAGAAGCATAAGGTATACATTGTTACTGGCAGTGATTATGAAAAAACTGTAGAACAATTGGGACAAGAGATATGTGATTCGGTGGCTGGTATCTTCAATTGTTCTGGTAATGCTTTTTATATAAAGGGCGAATTACAATCATCCAATGAATTTAAGCTAAACGACAGCCAAATGGAGATATTAAATCGTTATTTGTCTAAGAGTCCATTTCCTCTGAGAACCGGAAATCACTTTGAACAACGACAAGGAATGTGTAATTTTAGCGTGGTTGGAAGAAATGCCACCATAGAAGAGCGGCAACAATATTCTGATTATGATGGTCGGGTTGCGGAACGTCAGCGTATTGTTACTCAATTTAAGCATTGTTTTCCTGAGTTGGACGCAGTTCTTGGTGGTGATATTAGTATTGATATTTTTCCGAAGGGCAATGATAAGAGTCAAGTTGCTGAAAAATTGAAGCCATTTGTTTATTTTGGTGATCGTGTATTTCCGGGTGGAAATGATTACACTATTGCTAAGGAAGCAGAGGCTCATTATAACGTGAAAGATTGGCAAGAAACTCGGAGGATTATAGAATTGTATTACAATGAGAGCATATGAATTTCTCAATGAGGTTTTAAATTCCGATGTACCCACAACAACCGATGATGATTTAAGAAAATCAATTATTCAAACGTATGGTAAGAATATCATCTCTGGGCATACTTCTGTTTGGCAATCTGAAATAATGAAAAAAACCGGCGTGTGGGTTGTGAAAATAATGGATCGCTCTCGGCAGATTCAATATCATATTATGTCAGATGATGTTGAAGCAGGAGATGTAAAAACCGCAGATCAAATTGATTCCAAAATAGGATTAGATTGTATGAACATTATTGCCAAGGATGCCTTGAGTTCCTTGAAAAACGGATATCCTGTGATTATTCTTGCACCAACCGAAGATAAAATAATGTCATATAGTCAAATGGCAAAAATGCTATTGAGGTCAAAGAAAAGCGAGTTTAAACTGACCGAGCCATTTACTACATTGGGACTTGATAATATCCAAAGATGGGGCATTAAGATTTTTGAAAACTATATTCCTAAATTGTCTGATGTGAAGTATGCACAGAAAAGATAAATACAGTAATGAGAGCGCATGAATTTATAAATGAACGTGAGGAACCCATCAGTATTGGACCAAAAGGCAAACAAATGGTCGAATACGATGGTCTTGTATTACAAATAAAAGATGATGGTGTTACCGTTACCGTCCATGCTTATCCATCTATAGATGATGCTCAAAATTATAAAAACACAATGGCGTATGTAGTATTTGATCGTGATCATAATACCTTAATTGCCGATGATCTTGCAGTATATGATCCATACAAAGGACAAGGCGTTGCGAAAAAAATGTATGATTATATTAAATCCCTTGGATTTCGCATTTTAGCTAGCGATGATCAAACAGCGGCTGGAAAGCATTTTTGGGAGAAGAATAAAGGCAACGACGGGATTTGGGAATCAGAAGAAGAAATCATCAACGAGCTAACTTTTTTTGGCAGTCAATGTACTAAGGACTGCTCCGGACATCGCTCTGGCTACCTTTGGTCTCGTCGCAAAAATGCTCAACAGGTTCCACAATCACATAGTCCATCATTTAATAAAGGTGCTGCGATTGGTATTCAACATATGCGCCAAGGTAGGAACCCAATCGGGGCAAGCGGTATCCGTGGTCAACGTGGTCGCTACAGAAAATTCATTCCGGGAAAAACAGACGAATAATTGCCGATTGCATTAACAGTAAACAATCTATTTTCTCAATTTTCACCCACTGTCATAATATTGTAACACTAATAGTGTTAAATAGTTCTTATGGAAACCAAACACTATAGAACTATATTCTTGTCCGACATTCATCTTGGATCAAAAGATTCAAAGGCAGAATTATTGTTGGACTTCTTAAAACACAACACAGCGAACACCTATTATCTTGTTGGCGATATCATAGACCTATGGAAAGTCAAGCAAAATAAGTGGAAGTGGAAAAAGTCTCATACCGAGGTTGTCAGAAAATTTCTGAAAATCTCAAAACACGCCAGAGTAATCTACGTTATCGGAAATCACGATGAAGCAATCAGACCGTTTATAACCCATGGAATCGGTATAGGAAAAATCGAATTCGTCAACAAAATAGATTTTATCGGTTCAAACGGAAAACGCTATCTGGTCATTCATGGTGATATGTTTGATGGCATCGGTGACATTGCTCCATGGTTGGGATTTTTAGGAGACAAGTCGTATGATTTACTGCTTGATCTCAATACAAAATACAACTGGATTCGGCATAAATTTGGCTTTGGCTATTGGTCATTCAGCAAGGTTATAAAGAAAAAGGTGAAAAATGCTGTTGACTTTATCTTCAAATTTGAGCATAATTTAGTAGATTACTGTAGAAGAAAATTTTACGACGGGGTGGTGGCAGGTCATATTCATCATGCTGAAATAAAATCAATTGAAGGGATACATTATCTTAATACGGGCGATTTTGTTGAATCGTGTACAGCTATCGTAGAGCATTTTGATGGCGATTTTGAGATAATAGTCTGGGAAACAATAAGAGCACCCGAACATGAAATGGATATTGCTTCTGACAGCGATCAACACGTTTAACGATAATGATCGTCCGGCACATATGACGATTGAATTTCCAAGCTTGGCAGCGTGTCAAGCATCAGCAAACACAATTCAATATGAATTGAATTTCAAAATATACAAAGTGGAACACAAGTGTCAAGAAAAAAACTCTTAATTATAACAGATACGACGAGCAAACAAACCAATGGTGTTGTGAGAACACTATCAAAAACAGTTGATTGTCTTTCAAACGACTTTGAAATTACGATCATTGATCCAAGTAAATTCAATGGAATATCTCTGCCATTCTATAAAGAAATAGATGTTGCGTTAAACACTTGGAAAATTGGAAAAATGATTGAATCGGTCAACGCTGATTTCGTTCATATTGCCACGGAAGGACCAGTTGGACTTGCTGGTAAACTATACTGCGATAGTAAAAAGTACCGATACACCACATCGTATCATTCAATGTTCCCTGAGTTCATGCGAGATATGTTGAACATACCAGAAAATTTTACTTACTGGTATTTTAGGTGGTTCCATCTAAAGTCACACAATGTATTAGTGCCTACTTATAAAATAAAACATTTGCTTGAGGATAAAGGATTTAAGAATCTGGTAGTATGGAAAAGAGGCGTTGATAGAAACGTATTTAATTCCTCTTGTAGAAGCAAGCCCATTGATTCTCATCTTAAAGTCATTTTATGTGTGAGTAGGGTTTCAAAAGAAAAAGGACTTGATGATTTTTGTAAAATTCCTGTAACAGATGGTTATCTAAAAGTGTTGGTTGGTGATGGTCCGTATCTACAAGAATTGATGCACAAATATCATTCAGAAGCGGTAGCATTTGTTGGGAAAAAGACTGGAAAAGAACTGTCCGAATTGTATGCCAATGCTGATGTTTTTGTATTCCCTTCAAAAAATGATACATTCGGTCTTACGCAATTGGAAGCAATCGCATCTGGAACACCAGTATTGGCATATAAAAATACTGTATCAGATGAAATTATTGTGTCTGGAAAAAGTGGATACTTGGTTGAAAAATTCGGGATGGCCGCTATCATGGCTGCGATAGAATTGCCAAGAGAATACGTAGAAGAAGAATCTCACAATTGGACATGGAAAAAGTGTTCGGATATTTTCGCTAATAGCTTAATTACCAAAAATGAAAAAAACAATCACTGATATTGCAGCTAAACACTCATGGGCGCTTCAACTGACTCGTCCCTGGGAAATTGAAAGATATGCTCATGCAAATTCACCCGTTGCGGATATAAATCGTCGTTCATTGCTTGCCAAAACGAAGGCGGTTGTCGCTTATGATCGGATTATCAATGACTTACCGACCGGAATAAAATTTTGATTAAAAAGTGTTGATAATAAGATAAATAATTCATTACTATATGAATTATTATGTCACACTTTACTAAAATCCTTGAATCACTTATGAACAATGATGAAACAACTGCTTATCGGTTGTTTCATGAGTTCGTTGTTGAATCCAGTCGAGCAATCTACGAAGAAGTGAATCTCACAGAAGCCAGTTATGATGGCATGATTGCTTCAATGAAAGCTAAGTATCCCGATTTCCAACAAGAGATTGCTGATCAACTCAAGTGGGCAAAAGCTACGCTCAAGAAGGACGAAAAAATCGTTTGGTACATGAAGAACGTTGGCAATATGCTCGCTGATCAACAGGCCGGCAAGCAAGTACCTGATATAAAAGAAATTCAGAATGATCTTGGCCACTTCTTTGGCTTCAATATACCGGCGATTGATCAATATCAATTCGGTAAGAAATCATATGATGAAATCATCAATGATTTACAATCAATAGAACAAGATTGGAGTGAAAAGCAGTCCAAGCGTAATTTGCCACCCATAGAACCACAAGAAGGCGACTATGAACTGATGAAATTCCCTGATGGGAGTGCTTGGTGGTGGGTCGACAGAGCCTATTGCGAGAAAGAAGGCAAACACGGCAAGCATTGCGGGAACGTAACTGGAAAAAGCAAACCAAATCAGCGAATATTGAGTCTTAGGAAGAACGGTCAGGTATTACTTACATTCATCCTTGAACCTAACGGCAATTTAGGGGAGATGAAGGCATACAATAACCAGAAACCAAGTGAAAAGCTTCATCCTCAGATCATGAGTTTATTACTAAGCGACAAGGTAAAAGGCATACAAGGTGGTGGTTACTTAGCCGACAACAACTTCTCGGTATTTGATTTATCTGATGAAAACTTACAAGTAATTCAGAATAAAAAACCTAATCTTATAAGCGATCAAATTAAAGTAAGTCCTGGTCAAGCACTACAAGCACCGGCTTGGGTAAGGAAAACATATATGAATGAGATAAGCAAACTATCAACTGGCTTACAATATCTGATTGACCCAAATACCGGTGAATACACCAATGATCCAGCTGCATGGGATAAAGCAATTCAAGCAGATTCAAAATTATCATTGAATGTTCCGAGTAACATGATTGATCGCTACAAAGATGTGATATTGAGTGTTTTGAAAAGAACTCCCAAATTTCTCATATCACGAGCAAGCAGAGATATACGAAGGAATTTTGAAATATTGAAAGAATTTGTGCAATTGAGTTATAAAAATATAGGGTATGTTCAACCGACTACTCTGGGTTATACTAAACTATGCAAACGCGCTGTTAGTAATGAGGGCATGGCGTTGGAATATGTGCCAGAAGAATTGCCAGAATACGCAGAAATATGCAAAATAGCTGTTAGTCAAGATCCTTGGGCGTTGCGATGGGTGCCAGAAGAATTGCCAGAATACGCAGAAATATGCAAAATAGCTGTTAGCCAAAATGGCAGGGCGTTGCATTATGTGCCGATAGAATTGAGAACACCAACATTATGCAAAATCGCTGTTAGTAATGAGGGCATGGCGTTGGTAGCAGTGCCAGAAAAATTAAGAACACAGGAAATATACAAAGCCGCTGTTAGCCAAAATGGCAGGGCGTTGGAATATGTGCCACCCGAAATCAAAGACGAAGTGAAAAGAGCAGTAGAACAAGAAAAACAACAAGGATAATTTTGCAAAAACAGTTGACAACCTCAAATCTTTCTGTATAATACTCTCCATACCAACCAACAACGAGGAAACGAAAATGAAATGCAAAATTCTTCTCACCATTGACAACGTTTCATTTTATACCACGGCATCTGCCATCAAGAATGGTGTAGGGCAGTCTCAAACGATCAATGATGCTGCTCGTGCGGTATACAAGGAACTGATAGGCTACCGAAAGGGAGAATCAAATATTCTCCGCAAAACCATAGGATGCGGTGGCACCGGATATTTTGGGCATAACGCTCAAATTAATTTGGTCTGACGCTTGACAACCACCAAAAAACACTGTACAATTTACTTTCACTTCAACTCTCAGGAGATAATATCATGACTTGGCTACTTGTTCTGTCTATGTTTTCCAACCCAGATGGCAACTATGTTCGTGCGTTCAACACCGAAGCTGAATGTACCAAAGAAATGAAGGCATTTATCAAAAAGAATGATGGCAACACCGATATTAAATATATCGGTTGCACCTCAACGCAATCAGCAATGGCTTCAATTGGTGACGACGAGTGAGCCAATCAATATGGATGGTGAACATCGCAGTCGGATGTTCACCCGCATTATCAAACGAAGAACTCATCAACCGAATCCAAAGAGCATTAGATTCCGAGTTCAATGATGATTCCTTTGCTGTAGTAAAAAATTCATCTATCGTTGACGGACCAGAAAAAGTATTTTTAACCATGATTCACAACAAGGAAAACAAAAATGTCTGATATTGATTATTCAAAATTCCCAATCATATCCACCCACGATTTTGAGTATGTAGAAATTGATGCACTCAAAATCGAGGATGATGTTTATGTCGCAATGCTAAACTTCTTCAAAGAAAACGAGGAAGAAGATAATTCGGTACATGGTTTTTCACTTGATACAGCAATTTATGGAGAAACACTAAAAGAAGTGTTTGATAAAATAGGATTCCTATTTGGCTCGGGATTATTTGATAATATCAATGTTGGCACTCACGGCAGTCTTTGGGGCGTTGATGGCGAACGAATTGATTCAATTTGCTGGATGCACGAAGGTGGCATAGATGTTGATCACGATCATGATGAATCCATTTCAGAAGAAGTGAAGCCCACACTACATTAAAACGATGAAAATAATTTTAATTCTATTCGCACTTTTGTCCACAAACATTAGCGCAAATCAACCGGGTGTAATCAACCCACCCAACACGTTTACTGCTCTTGTGCGTTTTAACAATGGCACGACAACGACCTTAACCATTAACGCGATCAATATGTCAATCGCTCGGGATTTAGCACAAGCACAATGTGGTGGACCCAGTAATTGCACCATAATGGTCGTAAGTTCAAAAAATTAACCAAAAGGAAACACACAATGAAAATCAATATGATGATGGTAATCGTAGCAATCGCATTCTTCACTCTGGCGACCTACTTGGGAGCACAAATTTACAATGATCACCAAGCAATCAAGGCTGGACTACAACAATGTTTGGTTCAAACAAAGAATGGTATCTATCATAAGCTATGGGCTACCACTTGTGACAAATTGATTATTGAGATTGAATCCGACAAGTGAAATTAGATCAAGCCATCGGCACATGGGACTATGCGATCACCAATAGTGATTGCCAAAATGTAATTAAATATTTTGAAAAAATGAATTCTATGGGCATGGCTATTTCTCGCCAAGATGAAGGAGAATCGGCTCTTATCAAAAAAGATAGAGCCGTGTTTCTTAGTCCATCTATGCTCATCAATTCAATTGACGACTCTTTTTGGACACCGATTCTCTCCAAAGTATGGGAGTGTTATCTTGAATACGTATCGCATTATGAGATACTAAAGAAATATGATTCAAACAGAATCGTATCATTTAAAATTCAAAAAACAGTAGAAGAAGAAGGATATCATGTTTGGCACTCAGAAAACATGAGTGTAAATTGTAGTCGTAGATTATTAGCATGGGCGGTCTATCTGAACACCGTAAATCAAGGTGGCGAAACTGAATTTTTACATCAACGGCTTAGAGTAGAAGCGATAACCGGTCGTGTTGTTATGTGGCCGGCCACGTTTACTCATGTTCATAGAGGTAATCCGCCATTGAGTGGTGAAAAATACCTTCTCACAGGATGGATAGAACTTGCTTGACATCTTCGTGCTACTAAGATAAAATGATTCATTGCCCACACACGGAGACTTAACATGAAATTTGAAAAGCGCAAGGGTCTTGAAGGTCCGTTTACCTATCCTAATGGCAGAACGCTATATTATGATAACAAGGAAGGTCAATATTGGGATCCGTTATCGGATTTTTACATTGATCATGAAGAAATTGCAATGTTACAACAGCAAATATTTGACAAGATTTCTGGTAGTTTTTCATAAAGGGTTTACAGTATGAGAGCAAAGGAACTGTTTGAAAAGTTGAATCATTACAACGACGGCACAAGAACTTTGTTTGAAAGCATTGCTGTACCAGAAGTCAATCAAGCTCTTATAGATTGGAACAAACATCAACACAACGGAGTGTTGATAGGCGGTTGTGCTCTTAGCTTTTACGTCAGACCAAGGACTACAATGGACGTTGATGTTCTTTTTTTAACAGACGATTCGATACCAAAAGAAGTCAGTGGTTTTAAAAGAACAAGACCTTCTGCATTTCAACATAACAAAACACATGTTGGGATTGAACTCGTCACTTCACTGTTGATAGGAATATCACAAGAATTAACTCAAAAAGTTTTTGATACTGCGATGATCTCCGACAATGTTAAAATCGCAAGTCCATCCGCTCTTGTTGCATTGAAGCTACATAGATTTAATCGCCAAGATCAAGCTGACATAGAAGAATTGATGAATCATTATACCATCGATTTACAAGATTGGCCACTGTCCGAAAAGGCCAAGGCGCATTACGAAAAAGTACTGACTTGGTAATAAATATCAACAAAATCATAACTAACGAAACAAAAGACAAATCGTACATTTATGAAAATTATTCTGAGTTTGTGAAATGAAAATTTCAGAAATAATTACCAATCCGCCCAGAGATGAATATATTGATCAATATCAGTATCATTTTTCCGATTGCCCAACCGTTGCTACCATTAAAAATTTACAGCTAAAAAAATGCGAATCACAGGATGAAATTGAATATGGTCTGATTGATTCCAAGGACCATATAGTAGGCTATTTTTCATTAGATCGGTACGATGACGACATTTGGTCAGTTAATTTAGTTCAATTAGCACAGGCATACAAAGGAATGGGATATGGAACATTCTTTTATGATTATGCTATCATGAACGATAAGCTAAAAATTTTATCGGATGCAACAAACACTGAAGGACAATTTGGCTCAAGAGCATTATGGGAAAGGCTAAAAAATAATCGTCGCTACGAGATAGTAGGATATGATACAAACACTGATTCAGTCATTCCTAATGCCACTTCTGAAATGATTCATAATAATAAACCAAATACAAGATGGTTAGCCATTCCTCCATCAGAGACCATAAACGAATCAATTCAACGAATTCAGTCTCACATGAAAAAGAGATATGTGGTGTGGTATGGTCCAGGTACCACATCTGAGACCTATTTTAATTACTGACGCCCGATAAATATGAGTAATCGAAGAGGAAAAATTATACTGGTTGATTTGTTGATGATAAATAATCAATACGGCCTTGACGAGATTCGAACTCGTAACCTTCCCATTAGTCAAGCAGGCGCTCTGTCCATTGAGCTACAAGGCCGTGTCTATATTACACGATTATCATCAGGCAGTCAAGGTAAATTTTTATGGCAGTCTTCGGCGTAGATAAATAAGATTTATAATGCCTCTATAGTTTAACGGGAAAAACAAGGGATTTGTAACCCCTAGTTCCCGGGTCAGTTCCGGGTGGGGGCTCCATTTAAGAAAAAGCGCATTTATTGCGCTTTTTTGTTGTCACTTAAAAAGGTGATAAATAAATGTAGGTAATCAGATACACCACATATCCGAAACCGGTCTGGAGGACAACGGCTGTCCCTACGACATTATTTATTATCTGGAGGAATCAATGGCAATAATTGCTCTATATGTAAAAACTCATAGAAAAACAGGATTGAAGTATCTTGGTAAAACAACATCCGCTGATCCTTGTGTGTACAAAGGATCAGGCACTCGTTGGACTCGTCATCTGAACAAACACGGTGATGATGTTGACACGGAAATAATTCGCTGGTGTACTCCAGATTCTATCAAATATTGGGGTATATACTTCTCCAATCTGTGGAATGTTGTAGAAGACGATAACTGGGCTAATCTTAGACCGGAAATAGGCGACGGTGGTTTTGGACCAGAACCAGGAGAGAAAGGAAGAGCCACTCAAAAAATATTGAGAGAAACCGACTCTGAATGGGTTGAGGAATGTAGTAAAGCAATATCATTGGGTGTGCAAAGATTCTACGAGGAGGGAGGAGTAGGATCATTCACTGGCAAAAAGCACGATATCAACTACTACAACAAACTAAAAATAACTCATCAAAATAACAAGCATCAACAAGGAGAAAAAAATTCACAGCATGGTACAAGATGGATAAATAATAGTGGATACAACACGAAGTGGAGTATTGACAATTCAATACCACTCGGTTGGATGGCAGGTAGAATAATGAAACTACCATCGTTGCCAAAAGATGAAAAACAAAAATTATTGAGTCAGTTTATAGTAGATAAATAAAATAACAGTTTATTCCGAGATGACGAAACGGTAGCCGTAGTTGACTGTTAATCAACCGCCGAAAGGCTTGCAGGTTCAAGTCCTGCTCTCGGAGCCACATTAAAAATACAAAGCCTCAACATTGGGGCTTTTATTTTGTCTCCTATATTTCATCTATTGACATTTATGCCACGGTATGATATGATGTATCTGTAGTTGGGGTGGTGGCGGAATTGGTAGACGCGCTTGATTGCCAATTAAGTGGCTCTTGTATGTCGTAAAGGTTCGAATCCCTTTCACTCCACCAACTACACCTAAATTTCAATGATTGGCATATTTTGATAAATACAAATTACAAGAGCCGCTTGATTGGATGCGTTCAAATCCATCACTTCCTTCTGATGGTGGCACATCGGTTACAATAAATAATAGTAGCATCGTGGTATCACGCTACAACACGTTTGGCTATTGGTACGCTGAACATCTTAGAAGCCTCAACATCGGGGCTTTTATTTTGCCTGTATTTTGCAGCTTGACATCTACCGCAACATAGCGTACAATGGTCTATAAATACATAAAGAGGTATATGATCATGAACAACGAATTATCACTAAAAGAAAAGATTATCATAGCAAACAGCATGGTGACACGTCTTAAAAAACTGAATAAGTTATTTGAAAAGTACGAAAATAAGAATAAAAATGAAAATCACAGAGATAGTAATATCAGACGAACTAAAGATATTTGAGTACATCAAAGATCAGCAGATTGCTAGTGAGATATACGCTCTTTACCATAGCCTTGGTCGAGTAACAGATAATTTTATATACGAGCACTACGAGGTATTCGCTCACAGCGACGTATTCGATACATTAAACGACCTTGATCACTTAACTCGTGAAGCAGCAAATATATTTGATCCAAACGATCAGGTGATGGAAGTGCTGAGATTTCTAACAGACTATTTTGAACGATAAGCCCTCATCATAGGGGTTTTATTTTACCCTCATTTTACCCCCCACGCTCCACCACAATCACCACACACTCCAATGCCACAATCATTCAACATTCCTCACCCACCCACCACAACTCACATCATATTTGACATTGACTTCATCATAATGTACAATAAATACCAAGAAGGTTTACTATGACACCATCAATAGAAAAAATAAAAGAAATGTTAGCTACAAATGGACTATATCCCAAAGCAGGAAAGTCGGATGAAGAAATAATTGATGCAGCAAAAAAGATAATCCAATGGACTTTAGGAATGCAAGTGATGCAAAATAAGCGAGAATTGAATGAAAATAAAAGAAATAATCGTGAGTTGGTTGGCTGGATCAAACTTGATGGAGATGGCGTATCGTAGGAACGAAATTGAATCCAAAATTACTGCATTAAGTGATCCAATCACAGATCATCTTATTAAAATTCTGAAATGGAATGATCCAGTAAACTACAAAAAACACTGCAACGATATTGACAAATGGTTATTTAAAATACAATCATTCAAACTAAAACAAAATCGTAGACCATCGCAATCAGATTATTTTCAATGGATGTTTACTGATGTCGCAGAAAATGAAGTAACTGTTAAGAGATTTATTCGCGGATTACATGAATATCATCATTTACCCATTATTCGTGACGACATTGAGGTATATGATATCCTTAAAGCAATATTTTATCAGTTAAGTTATGATTTGCATCTAAATAGATTTGAAACTATCTTAGATTATCTACCAAAACATGAACAAATTTCAAATTGACATCACTCTTATAGATCGTCTTGATTATTTTAATGATGATCCAGAATCAATTATTACATTACTGCCAAATACTTTGTCTATTACCAAAAAAGAGCTTAATCAGCTTATTAAACACATTATGATAGAAGACAAGGAATTGATTGAGGAACTCAAATATGTCTAATGTTACTGAGTCTATGAAGGAGTACAAGGATGTACGACGACCCCTCAAACGCATATTCGGCGAGTCATTGCGTAGCAGGACGTTTTGGGGCTAATGGGTGATTATCCCCGCTGTTTCTCAGATAAAAAACACTTGACTTCTTGGTCAGGTAATGATATAAATAAAGTATGTTGATTAATAAATCATACAAAATCAGAGCATATCCCACTTACGAGCAAAAAAGATTATTTGCTCGGACCGAAGGCGCTTGCCGGTGGGTATATAATCGCGGTCTGTATGAGATGTCTGAATCATATCGACAAAAGAAACGAGGCGAACGAGAAAAATCACTATCAATCAATGATATCAGCAAAGCACTAACTAATTGGAAGAAAGAAGAAGATACCGCTTGGTTGGGTGAAGTATCAAGTGTTGCATTATCGCAATCACTCCAAAACCTTAAAACTGCTTTTGATCGCTTTTATAAAAAAATCAGTGGATACCCGAAATATCATAAAAGATTCACTGCTTGCGCAATAAGATTTCATTTAGCGGGCAACAGATGTCCAAAAATGGTGACTAAATGGCACAATAAACAAGTCCAACTTCCATCAATTGGCAACATTAAAATTGCTCAACCGGAACGATTACCAAATCAATACCCCAAAATGATCACGATGAGTCGTGATGCATGTGGCAGATATTTTATATCTTTTATGGTAGAAGTGGAACAACAAACATTATCACCTAACGATTCAATTGTTGGCGTTGATTTAGGAGTAAAAACCTTAGCAGTTTACTCAACCGGTGAGCAAGTAAAAGCACACCAAGCACTGAAGAAATTACAAAGAAGATTGAAGCACTTGCAGAGATGTTTAAGTCGCAAAGTTGGTAGTAAAAAAGGTCAAGTAAAATCAAATAGATATAAAAAGCAACAAGCACGAGTAAACCGAGTTCATTGCAGAATAAGCGACTCCCGACATGATAGCCAACACAAATTAACACATGATTTAACTTATCGCTTCGGCATAATATGTCTTGAGGACTTGAACGTCAAAGGTATGATGACTCGTGCCAAGAACAAAAATGTTGCGCAAAAGCGAGGATTAAATAGAGGCATCGCTAATGCCGGCTTTGGTGAAATACGCAGACAAATAGAATACAAAGCTAAATGGCGTGGTCGTGAAGTATTTTATGCTAACAGATGGGCACCAACAAGTCGGACTTGCAATGAATGCGGTACCTATCAACAAGAATTTAATTTATCCATGCGTGAATGGACGTGTCCAGATTGCGGCACACATCACGATAGAGATTTGAACGCGACAAAAAATATTGTTGTGTTCGCTACGGGGCTTGCTCCGGAAGCTATGGTCGGGCAGACCAAAAGTAATGCACGTGGAGGTATAAAAAGACTCAATGCCAGTGGTAATTTTACCACTGAAACAACTGAGATATCTATGAAGCGTGAACCCAAGAAGTTTTATCAAATCAACGAGGTCTTACCAAACGAGGTAGGACACCGAGGCTTGGTATGACAGGCGGGGATGCCATTAGTTCTAAATCATTTTCTGATTTGGCTATCGGATTGAACGTATTGGCTGGCGAGAGTGGCATGGTTGATGTTGGGAAACTTGAGAGTGCTATCTCATCGTCTGAATATTATTCCTCATTTGAAGACAAGGTTGCTTCTATTATCAGAAGTATGATTAAAAATCATGCCTTTAGAGACGGCAACAAAAGAACTGCTGTTATGATGTTTAGATTGTTGGTGGCTCATTCCAGAAGAAGAATGAGTTTTAGTAACAAGGAATTAGTTGATTTGTTTGCTGATATAGCGGCCAATCATTATTCTGTTGAGGAAATACGAGATAAAATTTTCAAGAACGTATCAGAGGATTGTATGCGACACTGGCTCGATGTAATTAAAAGAGGAGACTAATGAACAAACTACTATTCATCATTCTGCTTGCATCATTGCTAAGTTCTTGCACCATAGGAAGGGAAAATTGCCCTCACAACAAAAATCTACCAAAGGGTCGTCAGTGTGACACCTTTTTACTTTAATCTTTTTGCTTGAAAATTTCAAGCAGAGTAGATACAATATCTTTACTACTGCTAATGTAGTTTACTTTTTAATTAAAACGGAGAACAAATGAAGAAACTTTCTATTATCGTTATGTCCATGCTGATGGCTAATGCTGTTATTGCTGCTGAAAATCCTGCGAAGCAGATCAAGAAGCAAATGTGTTTTGAAACTTACCCTCGGACTACTTATGATACCAATGGTAGTCATGATTGGACAATTAACGAAGTGATTGAAAACCCAGGCGTTTACAAGACTTATAAGTTTATCACGGCTAACAAGACCAAGACTGGTGAGAATGTCATTTTTGATTTTAATGGTATTTCTCGTCAATATGGCAAGGTTATTAACGCAAGTGGTTCTGGTTTTTATGATTCAGAAGAGGGTTGGACTCTTAATGTAAATTCTTCTACTAAGTTAGGTGAGAAGTATTCTGTTGAAAATCAACCGTATGCCACCAGTTTAGCTACTTGGGATATGTATTCCAGTATTACTTCGCCGGGTGTTGGTGGTGGTTTTATGAAGTTTGAGGCAGTTAGTGGCCAAATGCCAAGCGAGTTTTATGAAGTGAGCGTGGTTAGTGTGATTGATTGTAAGGACTTTAATCGCAATGCACCAGTGGCTCAATAAGGAGAACATTATGAATGTATATGCATTGTTTGGTTCAAATCCTTCACAAGGATTGAACACGCTTCTTGGTATCTTTGATAGTCAAGTAAAGGCTGTAGAGGCATCTGCTTCGGTTACTAAAGGAATTTATACACAGTTTTATGTATCACCTTATGTGATGAATCAGTTGAAAGCAACCTATTCTCACTCAGAGTTGGTATTCTTTACACCTGAAGGTCATTGAGATTAAAATATGAAAGGAAGTAAACATCGTGATCCGTTGAAAACCAAGACGGGAAAGACTCGGCTTGGTCCATTGTCAATCACTCAGCTTGAAGACCTGATTGAAAAAACTTCTTCCAAGAAGATTAAGGGTAAGTTCAATCAACGATTGGATCAGCTAAAAAGTCGGTTGACAGTAGTAAAATAATGTGATATAGTATGATACGCATAAATTGTGCGTATCATATTTAATCTTAACTAAGAGGGAAAGTAACATGGCAGGAACAGTGATTAAGAAATGTGGTTGCAAGGGTGATCCATCTCATGCAAGCGATTATCAGAATAAGAAATACGGAGAAGGTATGCGAGTAATGTCTTTAGATCAAAAGAAGACTTCAGCAACGTGTAGTGTTTGTGGCAAAAATATTAAGGTATAACATTATGGAAATTCGTAGGCCAAGTAGAACTGAATCGGTTGACATTGAACAATGTTTGGAACGGTTTGAAAATATGTATGAACTGATCTTAACTGCCGCTCGTCGTACTCGGTCACTGCAACGACATTCTGATCCATGGGGATTGCCGGTTACTCCGATTGATGCGTTGCTTGAAGCTCAAGATGGTAGACTCAAGAGCGAAGATTATTTGGACAAGAAGGACTCTATTTCTCCTGAAGAATGGTATCGTCGACGTATGATGAATGTAAAGAATCGTCATAGTTTTAGTTTTGGTCAATAATTGATTTTTAATTGAATCACTCCGTTCATTTTTGTTCGGAGTGATTTTTTATTTGTGAGTGAGGGAAAATATTTGCTATCGGAGTTCTTCGTTGTAAATAGCTTTAGACTATGAGGAGTAAAAATGAGTCATTGTAAAATAACAAACAATTCTACGGAACGTGATAGAATTGTACACCCATTCTGCTTTATTAAAGAATTATTCAATAAAGAAGAAATTGGAAAGATTTTTGAATACACTAAGACATTAGAAACAGAAGATTCTTATGTCGGCAGTGGTGCTGGCGGAGAAGTAAATGTTGGAATTAGAAATTCCAAAACACGGTTTTTTATGCCGAACGAAGAGTCCAGTTGGATTTTTGAGAAGATCAATAATGGTGTAGAATACATCAATGATCACTTTTATAATTTTGATTTATATGGTTATGACAGCATTCAATATACCGCTTATTCTGGTGAACGGAGTTCATTTTATAATTGGCACGTGGATGCCTTTTTTGGTGGTCTCACTGAACATCACAGAAAATTATCTATTGTCGTAATGCTATCTGAGCAAGATAAAGATTTCTTTGGTGGTGATTTTCAAATTACACAAGGAGATCAAGACGATCCTCAGACAATTAAATTTCAACCGGGCATGATGATTGCATTCCCATCGTATACCATGCATCGGGTTACGCCAGTGGTTAGAGGTATGCGTCAAACACTGGTTACTTGGGTAACTGGTCCAAAATTTAGGTAATCATTATGTCATCATTAGAAGAAAAAGGCTATTTAGAAGTAAAACAAATTATTCCAGTTGAGATTTGTCAACTGTTTACGCAATATGCGTTGATGCGTGAGCGATTCAATTTTAAGCCAGAGAAAAAAGATGCTCAGATTCCTGGTCAGCATTCTGTTTATGGTGATTCATTTGCGGAAACATTAGCGATGTTTTTACAACCTCATATTGAAAAGGAAACCGGATTAGAATTGGCTCCGACTTATACCTATTATAGAGTATATCGTCCTGGTGCAAATCTTAAACGGCACAAAGATCGTCCGAGTTGTCAGATATCTGCCACTGTGTGTTTTGGATTTGAATACTTCGGAATGGACGAAGATTATAGTTGGGAAGTGTTCGTTGATCCTGAATCAGTTAATAAGAAGAAGCCAGACGATGAATGGAATCGGATTGGTGAATATCTATCTTATGGTAATCCCGGAATTGGTTATCGTCAGTCACCGGGTGATGCTATCATTTATAAGGGATGCGAAATTGAGCATTGGAGAGAACCGTTCAATGCTGGAGAAGGTAGCTATCAAGTGCAAGTATTCTTCCATTATATTGATAAGAATGGTCCATTCTATCCACAGCATCAATACGATGGTAGAATCTTTATGGGGTCGGGCAGCAAGATATAGGAGAAAACAGTATGTCAGAAAATCAAATAATCAGAGCCAGCCATATTTTGGTTGATACAGCTAAACAAGCTGAAGCGATTAAAGAAAAATTGGCAGCGGGCCAAGATTTTGCTGCATTGGCGCGAACAAGTAGTTTATGCCCAAGTAAGGCGAATGGTGGTGATTTGGGTCAATTTGGACCTGGTCGTATGGTTAAGCCATTTGAAGATGCAGTATTCAAATTGAAAGTGGGTGATATTAGCGAACCGATTCCAACAGGGTTTGGTTATCATATTGTCCTTAGAACAGAATGAAAATCGTTGATATTATTAGAAAAAGTGATGCTTGAAAAAGTAATAAAGCCCAAAATAGAGCAAGATGGAGTATTATACGAATCTATCATAGATGTTCCAGAAATCATGAAATTTTCTCAAGATACAGAAATTCTATTAAAACGTGCTGAACAAGCAAGAATAAAAGGAGAAAAATTATATTCTGGGTTGCCTCTTACAATTGACGACATAGGAAACAATGAATTGTATAATATGTATGTTAAGTTAGGAGATTATAAAAAAGCAAAACTAGAATATGATCGGTTAAATGGAGAAAATCATGACTAAATTAACAGATGTATTGAAAGCTGCATTGGTTCAGAAAGAAAGCAAGTCAGCACCAAAGGCTAAAAAATCTTCCGAAGAGAAGGTAAAAGATAAATCAGTAATTAGCACCAAACCTGTTAAAAAAGCGGCTGGTCGTGGTCGTTGATGAAGTTTGAAGATTATCGTTCAATGGTCTTAACTGAATCATTGAACGATCAAATCAACGAGATGGCTCGAATTGGGCCACAACACCATGGTATTCCTAATGTAGTAATATATGCTGGTGAAACAAATAAGCGGCATGGATTGCGAGTAAAGATTTCAAAATTCAAGAACAAATGGGTAAAAGGCGATGAAAATAATTTCATCATTCAAATGCCCAGTCTTGATTATGATCCACAAGATGTCCCGCGTTGGATTGATAAAAACACCATGGCGAAAATTTTAGGTTGGATTAAATTGAATCAACAGCAATTATATGATTTTGAAATTGGTAAAATAATGTATGCCGATGATTTTTATGCTAAAATCTCAAAGTATTCATAATCAGTCAGATTTAGCAACTGGCTCTACTTGGTTCAAGTCTACGAAAGATTGGCATGGTTCCGGCGAAGCTGGCACTTCTGTAAAAGTGTTGTTCGTTGAGGATCATTTTGTGTTTTATCACGATAAATCCAACGAAGTTAGATGTTTATCTGAATTCGCTTTTAGGTCAACCTACGTATCTGATATTGATAGAATTGATCCATTTTTACCGTATGGATACGCTATGCTACACTTATCCAAAAAATATAGTGTAGTAAAGCCTACCAGATGGAATACACCGAAAACAGTTTTTAATCGTTGGTTTCATCGGTATTACAAGATGAAAAAATTCTTCAGATGTACTTGATCTTGCTAAATATGTTCTATGAACTATTTATGGCAAACAATCACAGCAGAATCACTTAAATCAATCCCAAATCCGGCTGTCGGGTATGAACATCATATTAGCATACCCGAATTTACTTTTCTCGGGGTAAAAGAGCAGCCGGATTTCGGTATAATTACTATTTGGTTTTATGGAAATACCAAGACTATAGAACTAAAAAGTCTCAAAGAGTATCTATATCAATATAGAAATACTATTATCTCATATGAGCGATGTATTGATGTAATGTACAATCATTTAATGACTGTGTATGAACCTGCTCGTCTGAAACTTAAAATTGAATTTAGACCAAGAGGAGGCATCACGAGCACCATGTTTCGCGATTCTGATTGGTATGACTACACGGAATAAACAATGACAGATTACAAAATTAAAGATATTGGCCTCGCTGAATGGGGTCGCAAAGAAATTTCTATTGCCGAATCAGAAATGCCAGGATTGATGGCATTGCGTAGCCATTATGCAGAATCACAACCACTAAAAGGTGCGAGAATTGCTGGTTCATTGCATATGACAGTTCAAACGGCTGTTTTAGTTGAAACGTTGGTTGAATTGGGTGCCGAAGTACGGTGGAGTTCGTGCAATATTTTTTCCACTCAAGATGAAGCTGCCGCTGCTATTGCCGCTGCTGGTATTCCTGTATTCGCATGGAAGGGTGAAACAGAAGCAGAATATTGGGATTGCATTGTTCAAACACTATCGGGTCCAAATGATTGGCGTCCCAATATGATTTTGGATGATGGGCATGATTTAACCTCATATGTGATTCAGAATCGTCCTGATCTTGTTGAGGAAATTCGCGGCGTATCAGAAGAAACAACCACCGGTGTTCAAAAGATTCGCCAAGCGATTGAAGCTGGTAATTTTCCATTTAGAGCGATCAATGTAAACGATTCTATCACCAAGGCAAAGTTTGATAATCTATATGGTTGTCGTGAGAGCTTGATTGATGGTATCAAACGTGCTACCGATGTGATGATTGCTGGCAAGATTGCAGTAGTATGCGGTTATGGCATGGTAGGTAAAGGATGTGCTCAAGCATTGCGTTCTTATGGCGCTCAAGTTTGGGTAACAGAGATTGATCCGATTTGTGCATTGCAAGCTACTATGGAAGGTTATCGTGTTGTTACGATGGATCAGGCTTGTAGTTTAGCTGATATTTTTATCACTGCTACCGGTAACATTGATGTCATCACCGCTGTTCATATGTCATGTATGAAGCATAATGCGATTGTTGGCAATATTGGTCACTTTGATAATGAGATTGAGGTAGCTGGTCTCAAAGGTTGCAAGTGGGAAAATATCAAGCCACAGGTAGATCATATTATTTTTCCTAATGGCAAGAGAATTATTCTATTAGCAGAAGGTCGTTTGTTGAATCTTGGTTGTGCTACTGGTCATCCTTCTTTTGTGATGAGTATGTCATTTACCAATCAGGTGTTGGCTCAGATTGAACTATGGAATTCACCAGAGGCATATGAAGTGGGTAAAATATACATCTTACCTAAGATCGTGGATGAACAAGTAGCGAGATTTCACTTGACTCAATTGGATGCCAGTTTAACTGAATTAACCGATGAACAAGCGGCTTACTTGAGCGTGGATGGCCGTGGTCCATACAAGTATGAAAATTATTGCTATTGATTTTTAGTATTTTGTAAAAAGTAAAGCCGCTATTATAGCGGCTTTATTGTATCTATGTTAAGAATAGATTATTCGGTTGGTGGATCAACCCATTGACCGCCTTGTTGATAAGCCGGTGCAAGAATAACATCTACTCGGTCTTTAGCGATAACATCAATATCAGCAAGGTAATTCACGGCGTAAATTGTTTCTTCGCCTTGTAAATTCACTTCTGGATTTGCGTTTAGATCAGCAGAAAATACTTCTACAATAGTATCGGTTTTTGCTGAGTTAGCAATGTTTACTTTTTCTTGGAAAGTAAATCTATTTCTAAACATAAGCGAAGGGATTACCCATACCTCTACGATTGGCGGAGGTGGGGGTGGACTAAAGATTCCAGTGATTGGATCCCATGACCAACCGATACCAGCAACTTTTTCTTCCGGATAATCAAGTAATTCTACACGATGATTCTCGGCTTCAAACTTTGCTAGTTCTTCTGGAGTCTCAATGACAACAATGTTTGTTACAGTGTTGCTATCGTTAATTAATGCGTAAGGAATTTGTTCGTTCATGTTAATCACCATATTACCTGTGCGTATCCTGGTCCACCAGAGCCGCCGGCGGTTCCGCCTAGTCCGCCTCCACCGCCACCACCGCTATTGTTGGCGGTGGTACCTTGTTGGTTGCCACCATCTCCCCAAGACCCGCCGCCGCCGCTGATGCCTCCAAGGAAAGTCCCACCAACTCCATATGCAGTTCCTCCGTTCCTACCACCAGTTCCCCCAGAAGCCCCGGAGAGTCCCATACCATAACTAATTGCTCCGCCACCGAAAGATTGGGAGGTCAGAATGGGGCCGGATTCAGGTCCAACTGACCGGAAGGAGAAAGGCGTGACGCTGGATATAATAGCATTCATGCCACCACCGATTGAGCCATCAGTCGGAGAGGGAGTTCCAATTGCGGCACCACCACCAAGGCCGTATACTCCGTTAAACACCGTTCTTCCACCCTCGATTCCGGGAGCATTACCGGGGGTTACAATCGGCGTGCCGGCACCGCCGGCACCAATTGTAACCGGATAACCAGTACTGGGTGCAATCACCTTGGTCAAAATATTGGTCGCACCACCACCACCACCGTTGGATGTCGCACCGCCGCCACCGCCAACAGCATAAAACGTAGCAGCGGTAGCACTCGATGGTGATGTCCATGTACCAGGAGCGGTAAAGGCTTGGCCGGACATTCCACCGCCGCCACCCATACTAAAAAATTGAGTTAATGTACTCATTATATTAAATCTCTCTATTAAAAAATTAAATTATTCGCCAACCCAACGTGGCATTAACGTATTCTAATGTTACACTCACATTACCAACATCAATAGTCATGTCTTGAGCCAAACTCATAATCGGTTGCCCATTACGACCAACCACTGTATTGACAACAGCACTCGGCACCCCTATTACAACCAAATCACCAACCGCTGGAGTAGCCGGCAAATTGACAGTCTGAGCGGCAGAAGTTACAAAATATCTGTTACCAGCAGTTAACGTTGCAGAGCCTCCAGAAACTACATTGTTCCAATTAGCATAGTCAATAATCTTAGAACCATTGCTTGTTGTGGCACCACCCGTATATGTGATGCCAGTGCTTGTTAATGATACGGTCATTGAATCGTCTCCATATATTTATTCTATGGTATTATTTATCAAAATTTTAATAAATCAAATAGTCAATATTTACTGCAAAGTTTATTATTCGGTTGGTGGATCAACCCATTGACCGCCTTGTTGATAAGCCGGTGCAAGAATAACACCTACTCGGTCTTTAGCGATAACATCAATGTCGGCAAGGTAATTTACCGCATAAACGGTTTCTTCGCCTTGTAAATTCACTTCAGGATTTGCGTTCAGATCACTAGAAAATACCTCTACAATAGTATCGGTTTTTGCTGAGTTAGCAATGTTTACTTTTTCTTGGAAAGTAAATCTATTTCTAAACATAAGCGAAGGGATTACCCATACCTCTACGA